GGTGTCGCCGTCGAAGTCGCCTTCCTGCTCGGCCAGCGCTTCATCAAGCACGTCGTTGATGGCGGCGAGCGCTTCGCGCACGGTCACGTCCTTGCCCGTGACGCTATCGAGTACCTTTTCGTAGCGGATGAAGACGGCCATGCCAGGGCCGATGGCTGCTTGGGCGAGATCAACGGGCGCGATGTTTCCGGCTTGGAGATGAGCAAGGGCTGAGGGTAGTTCGGCTTTTAGGGTGGTTAGGAACTCACGGCGGGTAGCGGTCGCGGCGTTCTCGGGGCGTGGGCGGCAGACGAGAATGATGCTTGAGGCGAGGGCGTTGGTGCCTAGGCCGATTGATCGAGCGCCTCTCTCGGTTCGCATTGGCCAAGTGCCGCTTATGCCGAAGCCTGCGCGAATGACGGCATCGAGGAAAGTTTCCCAGCCGGTGCTGGCCGTGCCCTCGTCGCTCTCACTCTCAGACTGTTTGAAGGCATAGTAGATCGTAACGGGAAAACTCGGGTGAGCATTTTCGGCGAGACGGTGCATGGCTTCTGTCATGCCATCGAGGAAGAATTTCTCTGCCGCTTCTTTCCCTCCGTGGCGATATGGCGTTGCAACAAGTTCCTCGGCTTTCGGAACTGCAACAGTTGAGAACAGATCTGGGAACGTACCTCTCAGCGAGCGGCGAAGCCAAACGTAGAAGAAGTCGGAAAGGTCGGCGTAGCCGATGTTGTCGTAATAGGGCGGGTCAGTCGAGACGACCGCTCCAACAGCCAGTGCTCCACCTACGGCGTTGTGTAGAGCGACGTTCGCAACTTGTCCGCTCGGAGCACAGCCGGCGAGAGCGCCAGCGACAATGTTTACTGATGCTGAAAAAGTCCCTCCAATATCGCAGAGCGGGTTTACTTCTGCATAGTCCCAAATCATGGGTATTGCCTGTCTCGCAAACAGGCCTTTTGGCCTGTCTTCTTTCGAGTACCAAGGGACAATTGTGCATCCGTATTCGGTTGTCTTGTCCTGGGCCAAGGCAAGATACACGCCAATGGCCTCTGCATAGGCCTTAGCTCCCTTGCCTCCATCGCACAGTGCAATGCCGTCATCGGGGAGCCCGGCAGTGAGTGCGTCGAGCTTCGCGCGCGCAACCGCCTCACCCACGAGATTGGAGAACGTGTTCAGCGCTACGAGCTGGCGCGGCGTGAACAGGTCGCCGTATGTCTTTAGGCCGTACAACGGAGGCGAGAACCAGCGAGGGTTATCGGGCATGGCAACATCTGGCTTCCACTCCGGTCGTGCCTCGTGCGCCGCTGCCTCGTGTTCCACGGACGGGGCAAGATAAACGCGACCGCGCTCGCCTTCGGCGACGATGGCCATTAGTCGAGCGCCCATTCTTCCTGCGTTGGCTTCTGCATAGATGTAGTTAGGTGCGATTGGGGAATCCGACATGACGCACTTGAAGTTGGCGCCGCGGGACAGCTTTGTTCCGTTCTTCGCCCAAGCAAAGTTCGGCTTGCCGGTCTTGACGGTGAGTCTGTAGCCAGTAGCTGGCGCCTTCTGGGCGCGACCGACGAGATCGCCGTCGCTAATGGCCAGATCCTGCGCTGGTGCATACTCGATTACGGGCTCGACGTAGGCTTCCTTGCCGGGCTTGGTGGAGAGCATAAAGGTGGAAGCGAGGGGAACATTGACGTTCGCGAATGCCGGGTTGGGGCTCTTGACGGTGCGCGCCCACAGCCATGCGATGACGGTCAGCCTTTTGCCAGCATGGGACTTGAGGTCTGGACGTTCCTTGATCATCCCGGGCGTCACTTCCACCTCGGGATATAGACGGCCGATCCGCTTCCTGGCTTCGTTGCGTACCCACTCGCCGTAGTGGCGCACGTCCTCAGCAAGTCCGTCAGCGCCCGCCCACTTTATGCCGACTAGGTCAGACCTGCCTTTAGCGTCGGGGTTGATTGGTGGACGGTTCGAGAACCTCGCCGGGAAGTCTACTGTCGCCTTGTTTATGACCACGGCCACGGGGTTCAGATCCGAGGCGTGCGCCTGGAAGCCCAGCCGCTGGGCCTCAAGCGGAATTGTGCCGCCTCCAGCGAAGGGATCATGAAAGGCCGGCAGCTTGTTGCGATTGAAAAGTTCCTTGGCGCGGGGATGGTCAGCATTCTGCGCGCATGCGCGGCGCCAGCTTTGCCAGATCTCCTCGCGCGCCTCTTGCAGCACTTCCTCGTTTGTCGTGTTCTCCCACTTCACGAGGTTTTCAATGATTTCAAAGAGGCGCTTGCGCTCCTTCTCGCGAGCTTTTTCGGTCTTGAACAGGTCTGGATTGGCCGATGGGTCGTCCACCATCTGCGCGAAGAGAACAGCTCGTGCTGCAGCCAGCGGCCGTTGTGCCCACCATTTATGGAGAGCAGAGGGGTTGCCGCGGTAAATGTAGCCCTCACGGACAGAGGCGGTGTTGATGGCCTCCAGCGGCAGCGCGACCTCGATGAGCTTTTTCTTGGTAACAGTCATGATGGCTTTCCTGCCCGCGCGATCAGCTCGGCGAAACTGTAGTTGACGGAGGTGACGCCGAAATCCGGCTCACGCTGGAACGGCTGGCGGACGTAGTGGACGGTGTGGGCGTTGCCATCGAACGCGACGATGGCGAGAATGAAGTCGTCAGGCTTGTTGAGCGAGTAGAGGATCTCGTTGCGCGTGACGGTGATGGTTTCGGCGTCAGTGACGCGGCCCTTGACCTCCAGAAAGCGCAGTTTCCCCGTGCCCGGGACGTGGCTCTCGATGTCGTAGCCAAGCTTCTCGGTTTCGCGATCGACGGGGTGGAAGCCGAGCCGGCGCTCCATGTCCATGATCACGGCGCGTGCTCGGGCAGCGGAGATCTGCGTGTCGACAGGCGCTGCGGGCCGTGCCGCGGTTTGCGGCGTCATCACGGCGATAAGCCCGGCCGGCACGATCAGCATCCCGCCGAGCACGACGGGCGGCAGCGGCGTCTCCTGTGCTGGTCAAAGTGCCGCCTGCGTCGGCTCCGGCGCGGCTGGTGACATGCCGCGCGTCGATGGCCTGTTGTCGTAGGTCCAGATAGCCCATGCGATCGCGTACAGGCTCCACACGAATTGCGACGTGTAACCGTGGACATGGGCCTCCCAAAAATCCCTCAAGACGAAGCCATCATGCTCAAACTCGCATGCGGCTCTCATCGCCTCCGCTTCTCCCGCCTCAGCATACGCAAGTACGTCATCCTCAAGCGCCAGTCGCAGTTTACGCCTCTTGTCTGGCTCTTCGCGCATCCGAGACCGGATGTGCTCGACATAGCGGCGCTTCACTTCAGCCGAGAACAGGTCAGGGTCGAACCGCATCGCGCCGCTTCCGCGGCGGCCGCTGCAATCAGACGCGATCAGCTTCTCAGCCCAATAGTCCTCGTTGATGTCGATCCGCTCCGCGGTCGTCATCGGGCTTCGGAAGAACTCGAACATGTCATGTAGCCGCGAAAACGCATATGTGCCGACGTCTCCGCGAATGCACAGCGCGCCGGGCCACGTGACTATATCGAAGCGATACAACCATCGGTGATCCGGCTGGCAGAAGCTCAGGTGCCTGTAGACGCCATCATCGTGATGGACCGTCATCGCATGGCGCTTGACGTCGAGAAGAAACGTGGCTTGCGTGACAGTCATAGGCCGGCCTCCTGTTGACGTCGAAATCTGCGCCTCGATCACTGCCGGCGCCCGCTGGTGATGCTCAGGTCTATTTCGCGCTGCAACCGCTCCGCGTCACGACCGCATGAGCCACCTCCGCGTTGCCGATCCGCCGTCGGGCATCTGAGTCCTTAGTGCTGACTTGGATAACGTAGACGGCGTGCTTGCCAAAGTCAAGTGGACGGTGTAGACACGCTACACTTTTCCACGTCGCAGGCAGCCCGTGAAATCACCGCAGCGTCCGCCGAACGATGAAACCTTCCTCGTGGGCTATGCCCGCGTGAGCACGGAGGATCAGAACCTAGACATGCAGGTGCAGGCTCTCACAGCCTACGGCGTCGATCCCCGATTCATCTTCCAGGAGAAGGTGAGTGCCGTCAGCCGTCGTCGGCCTGAGCTGGCGAAACTGTGGAAAGAGTTGCGGCCGGGCGACACGCTCGTGGTGTGGAAGCTCGACCGGCTCGGGCGAGACATCCGCGACCTACTGAATCGCATCCACGAGCTGGGCGAGCGGAACGTGCGGTTCATCTCGCTTCGCGATCACCTCGACACGGAAACCGCCGTTGGCCGGCTTATGCTCGCGATATGCGCGGCCATGGCTCAATTCGAGCGCGACCTCACGAGCGAGCGCACGAAGGCCGGCATCGCCGCACGCAAGGCAAGGGGGCTGCCCCACGGCATGGCGCCGAAGTTCGATCGACAGAAGATGTTCGCCCTGCTCGACAAGGGCCTGTCGGGGCCGGAGGTGGCGAAGCGGTTCGGGGTGACCAAGAGCGCGATCTATCAGGCGGTGCCGCCCGAGCAGCGGCCCCGCTACTTCCGTGAGTGGCGGCGCCGGCCGAAGGGCAAGTCCCTTGACGCTGTGATGTCCAAGGCGCTTCGACGCTCGGTCAGGGTGGTGCACAAAGCGAAGTCGAAATGAGGAGCGACGGCAGCGATGGGGCGACAGGCCAACAGCGACATGGTGCAGGGCTACTTGGACGGGTTCGACCCGGATAGCCCCGAGCCGAGTGACAACCGCAGCGCGTCATACCGGCACGGGTTTGCGAATGGTCGCGACGACCGGGCGCGCCGGCCGCGAGCGTCGGCCGCAACCTTGCGGCAACAGGCCGACGACGCGATGCGTCAGGATGAGAACAGGGGATAGCCGAAGACCATGTGCGACGGCGGACACTGGTGGCCGATCACGGGCCTGTTGATAGGGGCGTTGGGCATGTTGGTCGCCAACAGGCAGCACAAGCAAACCGCTGCGTTGTTGCGCGAGGTACGCGAGGTAAAAGGCAGGATTGCGGAGCTGGACGCCGCGACCGAGCGCGCAAAGCGCGAGGGGTAGAAAGGGCGCATTCCCACGCTCAGCGCAACACATTGATTAGGCATACCGAGAACATCCCGCGAATAGTGGGAAAGCGTCCTGATCCGACAGGCTACCCGGTCGATTTTGATTCCGCCATACCCAGGTTCGAATCCTGGCGCCCCAGCCAGTTAAATCAACGAGTTAAGACATCCGCGTCTGGTGGCATTCCCACCTCTGGCTGGATGGCATTCCCACTGGCGGACCCGGGCCGTTCGCGGGGCGCTGCCGCAAACCCATCCCCTACCCCCGTCCTTCGATGTAATCCCGGCGCCGGACAGCGGCGGCAAGGCGCTGGCGTTCCGTGCGCTTGACGTAGACGCGTGCGGCCGCGGGCGTGACGTGGCCCGACAGCGTCATGATCAGCTGCTCCGACAGCTCGGCGTCGCCGAGCAGCGTCATGCCGCCGTGCCGGCAGGCGGCGAGCGTCACGTGTGCTGGCAGGCCCGCGTCCCGGCGGGCGCGCTGCACCAGGTGGTCGGCATAGCTCTCGCTGTAGATGCGGGCCGGCCGCTGGCCGTCGCGCGTCGTCGGGCCGCGCTGCGGGCGGAACATGGCGACGGCCGTGCCGAGGCGCGGCAGACGTTCCAGGCGCGCCTCGAGCTCGGGATAGAGCCGGCGCACGATCGGGCGGCCGGCATCGTCCTCGTCGTCGACATCGAGCGGGTGCCAGATGCGCTTGCCGGTCTTGTGGTGATGGATCTCGATCTCGCGCGGACGATGGGCCGGGCGGACCTGCGACCACGTCAGGTGCCCGGAAATGATGTTCTCCGGCCGCTGCAGCAGCTCGAAGGCGACCAGCGCCGCTACGGCGAGAGCCGGGTGCCCGATCGCCTCCAGCGCGTCGGCGAGCGCCAGGGCCTCGTCACGGGTCGCAGGCGCCGTGGTGCCGTCGCCCGTCACCCGCTCGACGCCGACCCACGGGTTCAGCGCGATGCGGTTCCTCGGGTCGGCGGGGTCGGCGATCAGGAACTGCCCGGGGTAGGCGCGCGACACGACCTTCCAGGCCCGGCGGGCGACGTCAATGGCATAGTTGGCCTGCCGCGTCACGGCACCGCCACGGCGCAGCCGGGCGTAGATGCGGTCGGCGGCACCCGGCGAGATCGACGAGATCGGCAGCGCCCCGACCCGCACCGGGCGTCCGGCGACGGCGTCGGTCATCGTCGTCTCGAGGTCGGCGAGGCGGGCCAGCACCTCGTCGTAGTCGGCCCGCGTGCGCGGGGCCAGCCGCCGGAAGGCGTCCGACCGGCGGTAGTGCTCCAGCCACCAGTCGACGGTGCCGACACGGGCGCCGGCGTCGAGCGTGCGCGGGCTGTTGCCGCCGGCGCGCCAGGCGTCGAGCGTGGCGTTGAGCATCAGCGCCCGGTCTCGGGCAGCGGCGTACTCCCGGCCCAGGGCCTCGGAGCGGATCTGGTAGCCGCCGCGGACGGCGCCCGGCGGCGCTTCCCAGTAGTAGGCCGGAACGTTGCCGGCCAACCGCTTGACCTTCATGTGCCGGGGCCATTCGGCGTCCGCCCGGGCGCGGCGCGTCACAGCACGCTCGCGGCGTCGAAGGGCGGCGAGGTCGACGCCGGCGACGGCAGCCGGCCCGCGAGACGGTCGATCGCCGTGTCCAGATCCTCGCGCAGCCATCGCTCGCCCTTTCCCTCGACCCTGACGGGGCGAGGATAGAGCACGCCAACGGCGCGGCGGAAGGCGTCGACCGAGCGCTCGTCCACGTAGGCGGCCGCCGTCTCCGCGCGCATCAGGCGCGGCCACTGGCCGGGGTTGTGGACGGGGCGGGTCATGGCGCGACAGGCTCCGTCAGATCAGGGCGAGCTGCTGCGCCGGAGGCACGGCGCCGGGCGGCGGCGCGTAGCTCCAGCTCAGCGTCGAGAGCCAGGTACGCTGCCGCTGCAGCCAGTGGGACCACGCCGTTGCCGGTGGCGCGGAGACGGTCGGCTCGCGCCTGAGCGCGCCGGGCTCGGGGATCGTCCAGCCCGGCGGCCAGCCCATCAGCCACTCGACGAACTCGGGGGAGAGCCGGAGCGAGGAGGGGCTCGTCGGCGAGGATGGCGCCCCATCGCTCGCGCTCGCCGGGGCCGGGCGGGTAGATGGGAAGGTCGAGAACTGCTCCGCCTGCCCGGTCAAGGCGGGCCGCTCGAGTCCCTTCACTCCACGGTCTCGCGTGTACGTGCGCCCGCGCGCGTCCATCGTCGACGGCGTGCCCCAGACGTGCTCGACGAAGTTCGGAAGCTGTTGACCGCGTGCCGAATCGGCATTCCGCCGGTCCTGGCTGTCCTGGCTGTCCTGGCTGTTCGGCGCCCTGTGGTCGCGGCTGGCCGGGGTCGGCCAGAAGAGATCCGCGCCGACCTCCTTCGCCGCGATCGTCAGCGGCGTGCCGGCTCCGTTGCCGTTGATCCCACGCTGGGCCTGGACCGCCTGCCGAGCCCGGAACGTCGCCGGGCTCTCGTCGTCGTTCGTCAGCGCCGCCGACGGCGTCGGCCAGAGGGCGGCCTGATTGGCGAGCATGACCTGGCCCTGAGTTTCGGGCGGCCCTGGGCGCTCGTCCCCCGTGCTCGGCGTGCGCCACCTCTCCGCCTTGCTCACGAGCGTCGGTCCGCCTTGGCGCTGGCTCGTGTCGGCGCCACCCGTCGAGGCCCGGGCGCTCGGCCAGGACGAAGAGCCGCTCGCGCTCGTGGCTCGCGCCCGTCTCTGCCGCGCTCTGTAGTCGTGCCGCAACCTCGAAACCAAGCCGCGATAGCTCTCGATGGACGATGTCGAAGCCGAGGCTGAGATGCCCGCCGACGTTCTCGAGGAAGACCCGCCACGGCCGGCACTGGACGATGATGCGCCGGACGTGCGGCCAGAGGTGGCGCGGGTCGCGGGTGCCGAGCCGGCGGCCGGCGGTGGAGAACGGCTGGCACGGATAGCCCGCAGTGAGGATGTCCACGCATCCACGCCAGCGGCGGCCGTCGAAGGTGGCAAGGTCGTCCCAGACAGGAGCCGGTGCCAGGGCCTGATCCGCCATCCGGGCCACGAGGGCGGCCGCAGCGAAGGCTTCCCGCTCGACGTAACCCACAGTGCGATACCGGGGCTCGGCGATGTGGAGGCCGATGTCGAGCCCGCCGACCCCGGCGCAGAGCGAGAGCCCGAGCAGGTCGTCGGCAGCAGGTGCAGCGGCACGTAGAGCCACGTCACGGCGCCTCCCCGAACAGGTCGCGGGCGCTGGGCGCGGGCTGGGCCTCCGTCGGGCGCGGCAGCATCCAGCGAGCCGGCGGCGGTACGGTGGACGGGTCGGCCGGCTGCCAGCGGAACAGTCCGAGGGCACCGACCGCGGGCACGAACGCGCACGCGACCGGGTGCTCGAGCACCAGACCGCTGCCGCCCATCCACCACGGGCTGAAGCACTTGCTGCGGGCAGTCACCGTTCCGGTGACCGACACCGCGCCGACCATCCCACCGCGCGCCAGCTCAGAGGCCGGCGGGCAGGCGACGCCGATCTGGCGCATGAAGTCTGCCGCGCTCTCGTACTCGCCGCGAGTCATGCCCTTCGCCGCGTGGATGGCGATGCGCTTCCCCACGGCACGGGCCAGCTGCCCCTTGCCAATCGCGAACGGTGTCCGGTTCTCGACGCCTTTGCCGGCCCGGATGATCGCCCAGGCCCAGGGCTGGCGGACGGACAGGGCGAGCTCGGGGAGGTCGTGAGCGCCAGTCATGCCGTTCCTGCCCGCCGGTCGCGCAGCATGTTGTCGCCGAAACGGTGCGCCCACATCGACAACGCGTCGGTGTCGGGGTTCAGCGTGCCGGCGCAGATGTCGCGCACGGCCTCCTCGATCGTGGCCATCGCCGCGGCATCGTCCGGCCTCACAAGTTGGGCTGCGAAGTTGGTCGGCAACAGCAACGACGGAGGTGCAGCGCCGGCGATGAAGGGCTCGCGTGGCGCATCCGGGTTCAGCGCGTGCAGGATCATCTCGTGCGTGGCACCGTGAAGGTGCATCTTCGTCTCGCGGCCGTCCGGCAGCGGGCGCAGGTGCACGAGGTCGAGCAGGTAGCTGTGCCAGAACGGGTGCGCCCAAGTCGCCTCAATGACCCACGTCACGGCGCCGGCATCCGCGTCCGGACCAGTCGACTTCCGACGTCGATGAGCCGCGGCATCGACGCGCCACGCCCGCCCGTGCGGGCCGGTGATGTCCGGCGCGCGGTCGATCGGCTCCGGCGTGCATTTCTTCATGGCAAATCTCCCGGCATCTTGCGGTCGCGGACGTATTGCTTGAGCTGAGCGCTGTGGTCGGCGATCTGGCCCGGCGGCGGCACCGGGAAGTGGCCGGCGAGCGTCATCTCGAGCTGCCAGAGCGCCTCGCGCTGGCAGCGGTCGACGTCGGCGCTGGGCACCGGGTCGCGCCACATGCAGATCAGCCCGGAGCCTGTGCGCGTGTCGCGGACCTCGACCATGACGCCCGTCGCGGACAGCAACCCGGCCGCGCGCTTGGCCGCGACGTACAGCAGCCAGACGTTGGCATCGCCCCGCGATACGAACGTCAGCAGCGTCGGGCCCGGCTTCGACTCGATGGCGGCGATCATCTCGGCATCGGTCATGCGCGTGTTCCCGTGGCGGCGGCGAGCTCGATGCGGCGGATGACCTCGTCGAGGGTCATGGCGAGCGTCGTCTGCTCCTCGCGGGCGCGGAAGTCGGAGAGCTTGCGCGCCAGGGCATGGCTGACGAGCGACAGCTTCTTGAGCGCCGCCAGCTCCAGCCCGTTGACATCGATCGCGACGCGGGTGTGGTCGAGCATGTGCATCAGGCGGGCTCCCGGTTGGCGAGGTCGAGCAGGACGTCGGCGTGGCAGTGGGGGATCGCGGACCCCGGCGCCGGCACGGGGCACCAGCAGGCGAGGTCGCGGCCGCGCAGCTCGCGCAGGCGCCGGACGATCTCGACGGCCCATGGCTCGGCGAGCGCGGCTTCGGCCGGAAACCGCTCGGCCACCATCAGCGATGTGCGGTACATGCCGGCGGCATAGGTCGCGGCATGCAGCCGGCAGAGGAAGTGGAACTGCACCGGCCGCCGGGACGTGTCGTCGACGACGGCGATGGGCGAGACGATGCCGAACGTGTCGGGCTGGTCGACGACGATCCGGAACGGATTGCCCCAGAGCGTCGGCCGGCCGACGTAGACGGCGCCCTCCGGCAGGCGCCACCCGGCCGCGCGCCGGCGCTGGATGCGGACGGGCATCAGGCGGGCTCCGTCGTGGCGGCCTGGGGCAGCGTCTCGGCGATCTGGAACAGCGTGTGCGCGACGATGGCGAAGCGGCCGGCCGAGTAGGGCTGACCGAGCCGGCGGTAGAGCGACATCACGAGCATCGCCGCGGCGAAGGTCAGCTCCTGCGCCGCGACCCGCTGAAGCACCTCTCGGTCGCTCTCACCCTGCTCCTCCATGTGCTGGATGAACTCGACGGCGTTGAGCAGCAGGTGCTGGCGCAGGAACCGGATTTTGTCCGGATGCCTGCCTTCGAAGGCCTCGAGCCGTGCGCGCAGGTCGGACGGTGTGGTGGCGCTCGTCGCGGCCGCCGTGATGTCTGCGACGATATCGGTCACGTCGAGCGGCATCAGGCGGGCTCCGACTTGGGCTGAGCTGGGACGGCCCTCACGATTTTCCACCCGGCCGCTGCCAGGGCGCGGATCACGACCTCGGCAGGTGGCGTGCCGTCCCAATCGCCGGCAGGGGGGCTGACACTCGCAATCGCGTCGGCGATCACCTCGTGGGGCGACCTGTCGGTCTCCATCAGGCGGCCTCCTCGATCCGAGCTCGCGGCGTGGCACGGCGCAGGCTGTCCGCGACGATGGAGAAGTCGATGAAGTCGTCGGCCGCCCGCCGCAGGCTGTCCGCCACCATCGGCGTTGGAACCCGCGTCAAGGCCCCGACGACGGCCACACGAACGCCGAAGCGCTGCGCTTCGCGCACGACCGGCGTCAGAGCGCTGTCGCCGCAGACCATGATGATCTGATCGAGCTTCCAGTCCCGGGCCGCCGTCACGGCGTCGAGAGCGATCTCGACATGCATGTTGCCGCTCCATCGCCGGCGCCCGGTGTCCGGATCGTCGCTGCACCCGACGGCCTTGGTGCGGATGGTGAAGCCGTTGTAGTCGAGCCAGTCGATGAGCGGCTTGATGGAAATGAACTCGTCGCCGTCGGGTATGGTCGTGTAGTAGGTCGCCCGGATCAGCGTCCCGTTTTCGCGCAGCCAGGCGATGACGCGGCGATAGTCGATGTCGAACCCGAGAGCCCTCCCCATGGAATAGATGTGCGGACCGTCGATGAATGCTGCCAGTCTCATTCTCGGTGTCCTTTCTGGTCGCGACTGCGGCGCTCCTCTTGCAATCTCGCTTCGGCACGACACCCGGCGGCATATCCGGATGCATGCGCATTCAGAATGGCGGTCGTCAGTTGTTTCAGGCGGTCGCCGGCCAGGGCGTCGAGGATCATGCGTGCCAGGGCCGCGGCCTCCTGCTCGGTCATTCGTCCTTCCTGTAGCTGCCGCGTGACCAGTCGAACTTCACGCCGGCCGGCCGGCGGAATCCGCGTCGCTTCTCGCGGCGCTTGCCGGGAACGACATGGTTGACGCTCACCCGCTTGGCGTGCGCCGCCTTCTTGTGATCCTCGCCATCCTTTGTCGGCTTGCACCACGCGCAGGTAATGCCGCGGTTATCCCAATCGTTGGTGCCGCCGTTTTCGAGAGCGATCAGGTGCTCATCGATCCAGTCGTCGCCTGGGCGTAGCTTTCGCTTGCAGCGGTGGCACTGACCACCGCGCTCAAGAAACAAGCGCGCGCGCTCGCGATCGGAAAGACGATCACGGGGCTCGTGCACGAAGGCGTTCATGCCGCCTCCCCATGCTTCAAAAGCGCTTCCGCCGTGACGCCGATCTCGGCCGCGATCACATCCTCGACTGCGCTCCGAATGGCGTTGAATTCGCTCTGCCCGACCCTCGTCCAAGCAATCGACTTCGCCCGCACCACCGCAGCCCCGTTCTGGTACGGAACCACCCACGCATAGCCTCCGGCAGCTCGCACCGACGCTTCGATCGCGAGTCGGAAGAGATCGCGCATGTGCTCCGTGGCGTCGTCGGGTAGCATGATCGGTGTCGCCTCGCGGAATCCGGCTTTGCACAGCAGCCAAGCTCTGAGCTGCTCGGCGCTCTCGGGGACGAACGTCGGATGCGCCTCCGGCCACTGCTCGAATGCGCGATGAATGACCGCGAAGAACCTCCTATGGTCCGGCGACGACCGAGCCTTGACGATGACCTTGCCGCAGTGCGGGCATTCGAGGGCGCTCATCGTGTCCATCCGCCGGGCTTGCTCGTCGTCGCGACCGTCGCCACCACCCGGCGCTGGCAGACCGTCACCTCGTCGCATCGCTTGGCAAAATGAATGCACTCAATGTCGCAACACACCGGACGCGCGGGCTCCAATGGCTGCGATGCGCGCAAGCAGTCGCGGCATGGCGGCGTCGTTGCTCTCATTTGCATCAGCCACCCCCGCGCTGCTTGCGCCACCACCCGGCCGGATCGGTGCGGGCGACGATGTTGGGCATCTCGACGATGTCGCCATCGGTGTCCTGCCGGCGGCGCTCCAACTCGCCCGGGAGCTGCTCAAGACGCCGCTGCACCCACATCGCGACTTCTTCAGGCGTTGCCATTGCCGCCACCGTCTCGCCCGCCATTTCGATTGTGAAACCCGTCTCGGCCGCGGCTCGGACGATCAGCATCAGATCTCTCGACATGGAGAACGCCTTTGGTTCCGTCGGCTGTTACTGAGAAGCAGAAGTCTTCGAGACCTTCGCCAAGGCGCGCTCGACGCAGTCATCCAAGTCATCGCCCTCGATGCGAGCGATCACGCGTCCGTCGATGCACGCCTCTTGAATAAGGCAAGCGTACAGCGGCTCTTTCGACGTCACCTTGCCCTTGCCGATCACCCACCATTTGCCGGTAGCGTTCAGCCTTTCGATTGCATCCTGCATGTTCTCTCCATAGCGGACGGGATGCCCGCCGATTCCTCTCAGCCGACGCCGACGTCATTCGTCCGACAACCCCAACGCCGCGCGGCACATTCTCAAAGCCGATCGCACCTCTTGCCGGGCGGACGGGCTCAGCCCCTCCGCTCCCTGGCAGCGCTGCAACGCCCGGAACGCCGTCGACAAAACCAGCTTGTCGTTCACGCGCTCCGTCGTCTGAAGGCGCTCCAGGGCGCTCAGAAGATCGGAGTTGGCCCGCCCGGCACGTTCGATAGCCTCGGCGATCATCGCACCGCCTCCATCACCTCGCGCTCAGTCAGGTCGAGCTCGCGGGCGACCAGAGCCGCGACGCTGCGGTCGCCGACATCCCCGCCAAACTCCGTCGTGCGCCGGCGATAGAGGTCGCGAATGCGGTCGTCTGGTGTGCGCACATGACCACGCCGAGACCGGGATCGCGCGTCCTTCGTCAGAACGACGCCCGCCGTCTGGCACCAGCCGCGCACCGTCTCCACGGCGACACCGTAGGCGTTACTCGCCTCGTGATAGGTGGCGCCACACGACACCATCTCGATGACCTGCGCTCGACGAGCTTGGTACGCCGCATAGGCCGTGGTCTGGTTCTTCGGGACGGACATGGGCGTCACTCCGCTGCAACGGCCAATGGCGACCTGTAGAGGCGCATCAGATCGGCAACGGCCTCGTCGACCTCGGCGAGAAAGACGCGCGCCGCCGCCTCGAGCTCGGCGATGCGGACCTCGTCGCGACGCACCCGTCGGACAACGAGGCGCATGTCCTCGGGCATCCGCGGGTCGTAGCTCAGCCAGTCGCACCACTGCCGGCCGTCGCAGGCCATCTGCCACTGCATCTGCGTCAGGTAGTCGGAGTCGATCGCTCCGCCGCGCAAGGTCGCGATGTGCGTGTGGGTCGCTGGGCACTTCGCCTCGACAAGGCCGTCGGCGCCGACCCGTCGATCCGGCGACGCGCCAGCCATGGCAATCGTCGGATGATCGACGAACGCTACCTTCTCCGGGCTCGCGTCGTGCATGAAGGCATAGAGCGCGATCGCGCTTGCTTCGTGCTCTTTGCCCCACCGCATGTCGGGAGACTCGAACCCTGGGGCCTGGACGCCGGAAAGGCGCTCGGCCACCAGATCACCAAGGCAGCGCTCGCGCGTGGCGCTGAACCCGTTCCGCGTGCGCCGCACGATATCGGCGATGCGGCTCGACGTGAGCTTGCCACAGCGGAGCGCGTGCCATTCTGGCGTTCCCTGCTCGATCATTGCCCGCCTCCCTCGGCCGCCTTGCTGGCTTTGGCTCGGGCCTTGGCGTTGAGCAGGTTCATGGCGGTCTGGAACGACGACGCCGGCAGGTCGGAAAGGCTCGGCACGCCGAGCAGCGTCAGAAAGCCGTCGATGTCCTGCCCGACCTCGCCGATGCGCTTCATCAAAGCGCCCTGCTGGTCCTCGTCGACACACGCGCCGCGGCCGTCGTTGTCTTCGTCCCGGCCGACGAGGTTGAGCAGCGCCGACGCCGTGTAGCGTTTGCCGTAGGAAACCGATGAACCCCAACCTTGCGCGTTGTTCTTGGAGCCGCCGTTCTCGATCGGCAGCGCCATCTGCGACTGCTCCTCATGGCCGTCGACGTGGGCCAAAACGGCTGACACTGAAACGCGGTCGAGAGCTTCCTGGGACGTCCGGAAGGTCAGCAGGAGGCCATTCGCTTCGAGGATCGGGTTGATGGCCTCGACCATGTCCTCCCACTTCACGAACTTGGACTGCGCCACCTTCTGGCCCGTCTTGTTGCCGCGGGCGTCCTTCTCGTTGGTCGTGATCATCCCCCGCTTGATCAGCGTCGGGATATCGGCGCGCGCCTTGGCAACCGCCGCGATGTAAGCGCTGCGCGCGGCGCGCGCCGTCGCCTTCTCGTACATCGCATACATGCGTTCGAGACGGTCGAGATCGAGGCTCGGGTCGGCCGCGGCGCGCTCGATCATTCCGAGCAGCGACACGGCTTCGGAAGCCGCCGCCGACGGCAGCGTGACCTTGCGCTGCGGAAGCCTCACCACATCAGCGCTGCCGCTCCGGCTCCGATCACCATGGCCAGACCCGAGAGCACGGCCATCCCCAGGGCGATCTTCACCGCCGGCAGAAATCGCATCGTCGAGCCCCATCAAACCCCTCCATTCATCAGCAACCAGCACCCCGCGAGAACTGCGCCCAATGCCAACAGGCTCGCGATCACATCCTCTGCCATCGTCACACTCGAAACGGTGGTGCGGGCGGCGGGCATCGAACCCGCAAGAGAGGCGGGCTGTATACCCACCTCATCGACCCGGTTTTTAAGACCGGCGCGTCTACCGTTCCGCCACGCCCGCAACGTCGTCATGCCCACACTCATTCGAGGCGCCGGGAAGGGCGATTCCCGCGCCCCTCCCGGCCTCCCCGCTATCCGGAGACGGCTGTTGCCCCCTGCCGCTCCGAATTCTCCAAGGCCCGGCGGGCGCGGAAATCGCGCACCAGCCAGCCGTCGCCCGTGCCGCTCATGCCGAAGCACTCGACGAGCGCCGCCGTCTGCGCGGCAGGCAGCCCGTACAAGGTCACCTCCGAGCACCCGTAGAGATGCTCGACGCGCAGCGTGATCGCGTTGCCGTTGTCCGGCGCGTGTCGCGCCACAGCGACCTTCGCCTCGTGGAAATCGATGTGCATCACGCGGCCTCCCAATGCGCAGCAGTCGCCGCGTCGATGGCCCGCCCATGCGTGATCCGGAGCGACGCCGCGATCAGGGCGTGCAGCTCGTGACCGACCGGCACCACCCAGGGCAAGCCGGTGACGGCGACGACGCCGTTCGACCGGCTGTAATGCTGGTGCAGCTCGATCAGCGTGACGGCTCCGCGCGCATCGACCTCGGCCTCGCCGGTCATGAAGGTGGCGAGGCCGATCGGGGCGTCGCCGTGCTGCGGCACGACGTGAAGCTGCGCGTCCTCGAAGGTGAACCGCCCGCGCTCGGGCCTCGAATGAGTCAGCCTCGCGTCGAGGCAGCGGTCGGCGAATTCGGTCCACATTGCTTTCACCCCCTGCCGTCGCCGTCGCCGGAGCCGTCGCCGTAGCCGGAGCCGGAGCCGTCGCCGTCGCCGTCGCCGTAGCCGTCGCCGGAGCCGGAGCCGGAGCCGTCGCCGTAGCCGTAGCCGTAGCCGTAGCCGTCGCCGTCGCCGTAGCCGTAGCCGTAGCCGTAGCCGTAGCCGTAGCCGTAGCCGTCGCCGGAGCCGGAGCCGGAGCCGTCGCCGTAGCCGTAGCCGTAGCCGGAGCCGTAGCCGGAGCCGGAGCCGTCGCCGTAGCCGTAGCCGTAGCCGTAGCCGTCGCCGTCGCCGTAGCCGTAGCCGTAGCCGTAGCCGTCGCCGTCGCCGGAGCCGGAGCCGGAGCCGTCGCCGTAGCCGTAGCCGTAGCCGGAGCCGTCGCCGGAGCCGGAGCCGGAGCCGTTTCGCGCACTCATTGCTTAGCCTCCGCTGCCTCGATGCTGGCGCGAGCCTCCGGAGTCACAGCCATAATTTCACAGACCTCGAAAACGATGACCTCAACCGGCGCCGCAATGCGGCACTCGCCTAGCTTTTTTGGATGCAGGCCATGGGCCGCCACGCCGCTCAGACTCACTCCCTTCGCTGCCCACCACCGCCACAGACGACGCGCATCAATGAGATGCACCGTGGTTCCGTCTCGCACTGTCATGGTCCCTGCCCAGCAACCGGACGGGCTGCTGCGCACGATCACGTAGTCACCGTTGCTGATCATTCTTCATCCCCCAATTTGCCATCACCGAGAGCGTCCCATCCGATCCGGTGAGGAGAGGGGCTTGCCGGTCGGCGGAGCGCCCTCGGTGATGGGGAGAAGTTAATTCACCATCAGTGTATAGGTCAAGCGTAAAAATTCACTGCCAGTGAACAATTTCGCCATGACGTGTAGGGCCGCGGCACTCTGTCGCCGAGATCAATCGATGCCGGGAAGGCGTGTGCCGGGAGGAGGTGCCCAACTGCCGGTCGTTGCGCTGTGAAGGTATCCAGAGCCGGCGCACGCCGTTGCGAGCAGCGAAAAAACAACTAGCGATAGATACCGAGCCGACTTATCAACCATCGCCGTTGTTTAATCGAGCGATTGTGATAGCTTCGAGAGCACGCCGGATTGGTGCGGCTAGGTCGCTAGCGTCGCCACGATAGATGTAGTCCAGAGTAACGCCGTGCGCATCGCATATTGCAATGGCAACGGATACGGATGGCAACTTAGCCCCGTTCTCAATCATATTGTAGGTGTTCGGGGCGAGACCTGCGCGACTTCCGAACTCTTTTTGCGCCAAACCAAGAACATCGCGCAAAGCTCGAAGATTCTTACCAACAGACTGTCGGAGCGCCGCGCTAGCGTCGGCGCGCGCGGCACGCACACCGCGCGGCTGGGCCGCCTTGCGAGCTTTCTTAGCGATGGCCATGGGCCGTCCTACACCAACTTGCAGATTGAAGAAATCCACGGGAGGTGTCGGCGATGCAATTGACGAATACACCATCAGTGAATAATGTCACCGACATGCGCTACGACATCAACACGCTCGACGAACTGCTCGACGCGCTCGACGGCCCAAGCGGTGCCGCTGCGGCGTTGCCAGAGTTATCGCCGCAGGCCGTCTGCAACTGGCGTTTGAGGGGGTTCATACCGCCATCGCGGCATCTGCAAGTTTGCATCGTCGTCCGGAAGCTCGGGAAGTCGGCGAACCCCGCCCTTTTCGATCGCACAGAGGACGATTGGCGGTTGCTCGGAATGATCCCGCCAGACTTGGACGGCCGACGAGCACGTCGCACGACGGCGTAAGCCGAGCCGTCAAGATCTAACAGTGTTCAGCGTTCCCGCGTGCCTGCGTACCAGCCGGCCGAGACCGTTTGCCTATGAACTGGTCAGATGATCGTGTCGAGACGCTCAAGAAGCTCTGGGCAGACGGCGAGAGCGCGAGCAAGATCGCGATGAAGATCGGCGGCGTCACCCGCAACGCCGTTATCGGGAAGGCGTCACGCCTCGGGCTTCCCACGCGCCTCGGGCTGTCTCGCAGGATGCATAGCCCACGGCCGCGGAGTGACCTCGTACGCTCCCCGGGCCGGCATATGGGTGTCGCCGTCTCCCATCTCGAACGTATGGTTCTCGGCAAGACCGTCAAGGCGGGCATTCCAGGCGGAGAGAGCAACGCACGCCCGCTCCCCGACGCCTCCGAAGAACTCGTCATCCCGCCGGCTGAGCGCAAGTCGCTCGAAGACTTGGAGCCACGCCACTGCCGCTGGCCGATCGGAGACCCGCGGGCTCCGGACTTCCATTTCTGCGGCAAGGGGAAGGTGGAAGGCAAACCCTACTGCGAGTTTCACGTGAGACGGGCCTACGTGACGACGCGCGTGGCGGATCCCGAGAGCAACGACGGATGGCGCCGCAAGCCACAGCGGATCATGGCCAACGTTCAGCAGGTGAATTTCGCCAAGGAGCCGGCCTGAAAAGGCAGCGCCCGCCAGGGGCTAACCAGCGGGCGCCAGGGGAATGGCATTCCGACGTGACGGACTCGCACTGTTACGCAAAACCAACAGTCAACATCGGAGTCAGGCAATGATGAGAGTACCCCATACCTCGGGCGAAATCAAGGCGGGCGATTACAGCCGCACGCGGAAGTGGGCCGCCGAGCTTGCGGCCAACAAGGCGATCGACGGTCGCGACCGCTTCACCCTCGTCGCCATTGCCACCGACCCTGACGAGCTGACCGCGGCGCACGCCTGGACGGTGCGGCGCATCGCCGAGAAGGCGCGGAAGGACATGGCATGAATCGAACATCGAAAACGGTGGATGACCAAAAGCTCTGGGGGCTGTGGCAGTCGCGCATGTCAGACAAAGAAATCGCGGCACTCCTCGGTCATAACAGAGGCGTCGTCCGTAGGCGGGCAAAGGCACTAGGATTCCCGACTCGGCGACTTGTCTGGGCGGGAAAAAAGGCGATGCCGACAATGCCACCGGCAAGGACGCTGTGGTCGGTGAAATCCCCACGTCCGCGCATGACATCGAGAAATACCATGGCTGTTCTAGACCTTCTCAATCTAGGACTTAGACAGCGCGACATAGCAAAGTCGCTTCGGGTCTCCCGAGGATGCGTCGCCGGAATTGCGTATCGCTCTCGCATCGGGAGGGCGTCGTGATGGAGGGCACGAAGAAGTGTTCGCGGGAGCAAGCCCGCGCAGACGACGTCTATCGCGCCTTGCAGTCGGCTGTGTCCGCGATCTGCTCCAACGACCTGACCGACTGCCGACTCCAGGTCGAAACCCTAGACTGCGAGTCTCCAATCGAGGACATGCTATGCCTCGCCATCATGGTCCACCTGAAGCTCAGCCCATACGGATCATATGGTCCTGCCGGCATGAGCCTCATCGACTTTGTTGATTGGGTGCGCGATCAGTACGAAGCTAGAGGCAGCGTCTACTTCGCCGCTCCTCAGGTTAATGTCGACAGATTTAGAATGGATTTCTTGGTCGCGTACATCGACTCTGGAGCTGCTCGTTTCGGCATTGTCGGCGTCGAGTGTGACGGCCATTCATTCCATGAGCGGACGCCGGAGCAGGCGCTCAGAGATAAATCAAAAGACCGCGATCTGCTGTCGGCCGGGATACCCATCATCAGGTTCACCGGCCGCGAAATATACAGCGATCCAGGCGCGTGCGCTAATGAGGCTCTGAGCATGGCTGCTCGCGTGGCAATCCCGCTGTCCGAAGCCCCGCGTAGGTTCCGCCCAAGCGTCGCCGAGAGGATCGGGACATGACCCGTTGGTTTCGGATGTACGATGAAATCCTCGACGACCCCAAGGTGCAACTCCTTTCCCCGGAGCTGTTCAGGACGTGGGTGAATCTTTTGGCGCTTGCCTGCCGGAACGACGGCGTTCTGCCTCCGGTCGGTACGGTTTCGTTTGCCCTTCGAATTTCGACGCATGACGCACAAAGTCGGATCGACGATCTCATCCTTGCCGGATTGATTGACATCAGACCCGACTCCCGACTCCAGCCCCACAACTGGCCAAATCGACAGTTCACATCGGACAGCAGCACGGAGCGCGTCCGCAAGTTCAGGGCGAAACGGTCGGGAAACGTTTCATCAGACGTTTCCGCAACTGCCCCAGACCCATACCCAGAGGGTGAAGAGTCTAAAACTTCACCTTCTGAGCAAGTGGCTGCGCGCGAGGTCGATGACGATCTGCGACCGCCGGATCCCGTGGTCGCCGACGTGGGGGCTGAAAGGATCGCTTCGCTTCGGGTGGGGTTGGGGTTGGGTGGGGAGCCATCCGTCGAGGCCAAGCGCAAGGTCTGCCGGGAGCACGGACTTTCGGACGCCGAGCCATTGGTCGACGCCTACCGGGCCTGGAAGGGCTCCCGAACTGCCCGCGATCCAGACGCGAAGTTCATCGCCAGCGCTCGCACGATCCTCGCCAAGCGGCCGGAGGTCCGCGCCGCTTGCCGGCCAATCCAGGCCATCGACGACGGGATCGCAGCGTCGGCCATGACCGTGGCCGCGCGGGTTGCTGCCGAGCGCGAGAGGTTCAATCGCCGTGCCCACTGAACGCCCTGACACCCGCCCGGACTCCGCCAAGCGCATCGCCGCCAAGGCCATGGAGGCCATCAGGCTGCTCGACGGGGCGACCAGCCGTCGCGAAGTCGTGTCGATCCACGCCGACTGGTGCGAGTGGGCTGAGCGGAACCGCGTCTGTCAGCAGATCCGCCAGCACTTGAACGACAAGGCGGCTGGCCTGCGCTCTCAATTCGGAGAGGCAAAGCCTCGCGATCACAAGATGGCGTCCGCAGGCGACCGATAACCGCCGATGCGGCGTCTCCGATCTTCACGAACTCGTCCATGGCGCTGACTCCAAGCAAACCGATGCGCCGGGAAAATGTAGTCCGAAATGGTGGCATTCACGTGATCGTCGCGCCGCGTTCAGGCTCAAAAAACCGAGGTAGACCAACATGACCGACTTTGAAGGAAAACCGTTCACCGACACGCTCGGGGAGATCGAGGGTGGCATCTTCCTGCGCGAGCTGACCGCCCAGTTCTACGATGTGGTGCGGGCCTGCATGGACACGCGCAAGGCCGGCGCGATCAAGCTGGCGATCAAGGTGTCGCCGACCGGCAAGGGATCGGTCGAACTCGACGCAAAAATGGACGCGTCCGTTCCCGAGCACGATCGCCCATCGACCACGTTTTTTGTCACGCCCGAGGGCACGCTCATGCGGGACGACCCGCGCCAGCCGAGATTGCCTCTCCGTCAGGTCGAGACGACGAGCAACGATCCAATTCAGGTGAGGGGGTGATCACATGGCGGATTTCACGCAAAAGGACGCGATCGAGCGCATGATGGCTGCCGCTGCTGCTGCCGCGCCAGCCCACGACACGCCAGACGGCGGCAAGATGGTGGTCATTCCGGCCGGATATATGGTGCAGCGCGTTGCGCCGTTGGAGCCGCCGCTCCCGCGCATCGCCCAGTCAGTGACGATGCACGATGCGGCGTCTTTCACGGCCTATGTCGTCCGGTACAAAAGCGCGGCAACCCAGCTTTTCGCCGAGCCCGGCTTTCTGGCGAACGGGGCCGCACACGTGACGGCCGTGCTCGACTATCACGAGCCGAACCGACCCGATCGTTGCGCCCATGTCGCCACCTACCTGCCGCGCTACTCGGAGCAGTGGCAGCGGTGGCACAAGGCCGCGCAGCAGCCGATGAAGCAAGCCGAGTTCGCCGAATTCATTGAGGAGCACCGCGGCGACATCAGCAAGCCCTCGGCGGCGACGCTGCTCGACATGGTGCGCACCTTCAAAGCCTCGAAAAAGGTCGATTTCGACTCGGTGACATATCAGGCCAACGGCGACGTGATGCTCACCTATGACGAGCGCACGACGCAGACCGGCAAGAGCGGCCCCATTCCCGAGCAGATGGAGCTTGGCATTCCGGTTTACTTCCGGGGAGCCATGTACGCGGTTCCGGTGTTCATTCGGTTCCGGGTCGGCAATGGCGCCGTGGCGTTCCAAATCAAGCTCGATCGGTCGGATATCATCGAGGATGCCGCGTTTACCGAGGTGGCATCGAAGATCAGCGAATCCGTCGGCATCGCCGCCTACCTCGGTCGGCGTTGACGCGGATGGCGGCCGACGGGGCGTTCCGTCGGCCGCCACATATGATCAGAGCCGAGGCCATCAAGCACACGGAGGCCGCCGAATGACCGACGCCGAGATCGCCCGCGCCATCGACCTCATGCGCGACGCCGGCCGAACCCACATTCCCATCCCAATCACAACGCTGGAGAGTCTGATGGCTGCCAGGATCGGCAAAGCCAAGATCACGACGAAGCCAGGCGGTCGCCCGAAGGTGGAGCCTTCCAAGCCCCGCCGCTCTGTCGCATCCCGCATCGGCGCCGAAAAGAAAGCCGCCCGAGCCGTCAAGGCGATCGAGCAGGCAGCGCCGGGACGGGTGACGGTTGCGAGGAAGGGGTGAAGGAGCAGCGAAATGGATGGCAGACAGGCACCTAGAAACTTCCTGGATTGGTTCTATGCTCAGCACGGCACAAGACGCCGCGAACTTTTCGGCGAAAGCGACGAGAAACTGAAAGTTGCGGTGGAAAAAGGCAAGGCGGCAGAAGCCGAGCTTGCTCGCCGCCGAGAATGGGACGTCCACAAGGACGTCCGCGCTTTATGCGTGGCAGGCGAAATCAGATAAGTGATCTAGAGGACAATGCCTGACGAAATCGCAGTCCGTGCCTACAGGCCGAGAGCTACCCGGCCAATTCTGTGCGCTGGGGCACATGGGGCAACGGGGACGCTCCCGCTGCGAGTAAAAAGAAAAGGACGTGCCAGCGTAGGTTAAAAAAGGACACCCAACCATGAGCACCTACGACTGGCTGATCCTCACCGTCGCGCCGCAGCGAGAGTTCGCGGTCCGCGACGACCTCCACCGCTTCGGCATCCCCGCCTTCGTCCCGGTCGAGTTCCGATGGTTCCGGCAGGCCCGGGGAAAGCCCCCGGTCCCCAAGCGCTGCCCGATCCTCCCTCGCTACGTCTTCATGGCGTTCAAGCGCGAAAACGGCATCCCCTGGCAGGTCCTCCACGGCCTCAGCCATTGGCAAGGCGCCCTCTATGCCGACCCCCTCGGGAGGACGAGCCCCGCCATGCTCACCCAACGCCAAGCCGACACCATCATCGCCCTCTCGACGCCTGCGAAGCTCGACGCCGCACAGAAGGTGCGCATCGGCGACAAGGTCCGAGTGAAGCTCGGCACGAACAACACCGCCGACCTCCCCGGCGTCGTCGAGGCGATCAAGGGCGCCAACGTGGTCGCCCGGGTGTCTCTGCTCGGCAGAACGTGGAGCGTGAATGTCCCGGGGGCGGCCGTCTCCGGCATGGCAGCGTGAGAGTTCCGGAGCGAATTGCGGGTGGGGGCAACGCCAAAGCCTCAAAAATTGGTCTGGCATGTTGCAGTTGTGCACTTGCTCGCCCCCGCGAACACAATTATGGCCGACTCGAGACGAGGGCATGGTCGGCACTTGTATCGCTCACGCCAAACCAAGCCCCCTCGCCGGCCATGATCCGGCACCCCGGCCGTATTGCGCTCGCGCCACGGCCCCACAAAATCGAACGACCCTGAGATCGCCCCGCCGCTCGGACTGATGCCCGAGGTCCGGATGTCACCCCTCTCCATCCGCGGCCAGCAATCGCCACCGAACGCCGAGCGGCGGGGCGCCCTTTCGTGAATCGCGCGCCAAAGCGCCACCCTGCAGGAGTGCTCCATGCGCCTGATCCCGATTCTCGTCGTCGTCTCGGCGCTCGCCGCCGGGTCCGCCCCGGCAACCGGCGCCGACAAGGGTGCGCCCGCTTCGGCCGCGCCGCCCGCCGAGACCGCGTTCCAGGCCCACCCGTCCTGCTACGCCGCCGGCATGGTCGCCTCGACGATTGCCAAGGCCAAGGCCTCCGACGGCACCGATAGCATTTCCGTCGCCGCCGACGGATATGGCGGAACGATCGGCGTCGGTTGCGACTTCCGCATCTCGCCGCGCCTCGCCGTCGGCGTGCTTGGCCGGCTCGACCTCGCCGACGTCAAGGCCCGCGTCGACGATGGCCGCCTGTCTCTCGGCTGGTCGTGGACCGCTGCTGCCCGTGCCGGCTACTACGTCAACCCCGCCGTGATGGTCTACGCCCTGGCCGGCGTGACCAGCCAGGAGTTCAAGGCGGCCGGCCTCTCGACCGACCGTTTCGGCCTCGTCTACGGCCTCGGCACCGAGATCGCATTGACGCCCTCGACGGCCCTGATCCTCGAATGGACCCGCACCGACCTCGACGCTTGGCGCATCGACGACGTCAGGATCACCCCGGAGACCGACACCGTGCGGCTCGGCATCGCGATCAAGCTCAACTGAGGGAGGCGACGATGATCAGATCCGCAGTCTCCGGCATCGGACGCGTTCTCGAAGCGATGATCGGCCGCCTCACCGCCGCCGGTCGTGTGTGGGCCTGGATTGGGGTCGCCGCTCTCAGCGTCGGCGCGGCGATGAGCTACGACTTCGGCGCGCAGGTCTCGTGGAAGCACGGCGTCTTTCTCGCCTGCCTGTCGTTCGTCGCCGCCTTCGGTCCGGTTGCTGCCCACAAGGTCTGGGAGGAAGGCCGCCGTGGCATTGCCGCCGTCGTCGGCCTTTTCGCCGCCGGTCTGCTCGCCATCGAGCTCGGCAGCCACATGAGCTACACCAGCGGCATTCGCGGCCACAACTTGACCGAGACGCGCGTCCAGAACGCCCGCTTCGACGGCGCGCAGCAGCAGGTGAAGGAAGCGCAGACGAACCTCGGCCTGTGGACCAAGATGCTCGCCGACCTGCAAGCGCAAGCCCCGTGGGCCGCCACCGTAACGGCCGAGGCTCTGCGCAGCGAGTTGAAGACGTTCGACGAGAAGATCGCGGCGGAAACGGCCGGCGGTCGCGGCGGTCGCGGCAAGGGATGCAAGGCCGAGTGCGAGAAACTCAAGGACGCGCGCAACGCCGTCGAGATGCGCATCGCGGCGACCGAGCGCATGACCGACCTCACGGCGCGCATCGACGCCGCCAAGCGCGTCATCGCCGATGCCCGCGCCAAGGCCGACACCACTGAGCATCGGTCGAGCCCCGTGGACCATGCCAACCAGGCCATCGCTCGCGCGGTCGCGTTCTTCAGCCTCGGCGCCATCGCCCCGACCGCCCACGTCGCTCACGGGACCGAGCTGTCGATCAACATGGCGATGGCCGTCGCCGGAACTGGCGTCCCGGCATTCGCCCTCTTCGTCGCCGGTCTCTACCGGCGCCGCGAGGACGAGCCCACCAGCATGCCGCCGCTCAGCATGGCGCCAGCCTCGCTTTACGCAGCTCCGGCGCGTGAGCCCGAGCCTCGCACCGCCATCACCGTCATTGGCAACAACGACCGTCGCCTCGACGACCTGATCATGCGGTGCCGGGAACTCGCCGGCCCGCAGAGGACCGCAGCATGAGCAGCGGTTCTGCCGCCCCCACCAGCAGGTTCGTCCCCGACCCCACGGCACTCGCCCGGCAAGCCGTCGAGCAGAATGAGCGGGATTGGGAGACGGGCCTCAAGGTCGTAGACGTCGCGGTGCGCTCGTTCGGGAGCGCCGGATGCGTCTCGACCGCCAACCTCCAAGAGCGCTGCGAGGGCATCTGGAAGTGGCTCAAGGCCGACGAATGGCCCGGGAAAGTCTGATGCCCAGCTACAGCGACGAGATCAAGCGCCGGCGCCGTGAAGAGCCCGGCATCCCCGAGCAAGCCGCAACCCGCATGCGCGAGCTTCGCGAGCAGATCGCTGGTACCGACGAAGCCCCGCCGCCCGTTCGCCCGCTCTCCAAGAACCAGCAGGAAGCCCTCTACCAGGCCGGCGTGCCGCTGAAGCAGAACGTCGGCGCTGTCGCGGCCAGCAGGCAGACGATGGAGAAGCTCGAAGCCATGCTGCACACGGCCGACTGTGCCCAGCACAACGCCCCGGCGATAGAGCCGAAGCACTGCGATTGCGGCGCCAGGGTCTCGACCGAGACCATCGCCGCCGAGATCGCCGCCATCGCCGACCAGCTTCCGCCCGACAAGCTCGCCTCGGCCATCGAGTGCTATCTCGACGAGGTTCGTTGATGAAGCGCTTCCTGGTCTTCGCCGGGGATAGTCATTACCCCGCAGGCGGCATCGAAGACCTTGTCGGCGATGCCGATACCATGGAAGAAGCCGAGGCCCTTCTCGAAGAACTCGAAGAATGGTGGGGGAAGAGGGACTGGTCGCATATCGTCGACACCAGCGCTGGCGTAGTTGGCAATATCGAAGCCTTGAGAGCGCAAAGGCTTGCGCGCAATGTTCGCGTGGCGCAGAAATGCTTCGCCGACGCCCAGGACACGCCACACGAATGGACGCTCGACGAGGTTCGAGACATTGCCGTTGAGCACGTCAACGCTTGCCTGAATGGCACTCAGTTGTCGGCCCGCGCCGACGCAGGCGTCACTGCCGGCAAGAATGGAAAGACCAAGTGCAACGTGTGGGTGTCGTTCGTTGACGGCGGAAGCGCCTTCGCAACGGTGTCGCTCTCTGAAATCCCGCCGCTCAGAGTGTCCGGCCTCGCCACGATCCATCATAGCCTTGCCTCACTGATCACCCGAGCGCAAGCCTACCAACCGCTGTGGTCAGTCACCGCATGATTGCCCAACTGACCGCCGTCCTCAACGCAGCCCGCCCCTTCATCACCATCGTCGCGTTGCTGTTCGGCGTCCTCGCCGCTTGGCTCGCGATGATCGAGCTGTTCCCGGTGCTCTCGCAAATCGCCCGCCCGCGAGGCACTGCACAAGGCCACGCCATCGTCGGCGCGTGCCTCGCTATCATCGGCGGGAGAGCCTGAAACGCCACTGGCGCCACTGGCGATGAGCCAGACGCCCCTACAAAGGAGCCCCGCCCCGCAAGAGGCGGGCGCGAACCTGAACCGTGGAAGCTGAACTCAGCCCGCAACAGAAGGCCGCGATCACCCGGCGCGAGAGGTACGGGGATTATTGGGCCGGCGGGGCACCATCGAAGTACAAACCCGAGTTCTGCCAGAAGGCGGTCGAGATCGGGAACGACGGTGGGTCGATCGAGGAAATCGCCCACGAGATCGGTGTCGTCCCGAAGACTATCTACAACTGGATGGACGAACACGAAGAGTTCTTCCACGCCATCACCCGCGCGAAGCTCGCCGAGCTGGTCTGGTGGGAGAAGAAGGGCCGGAACGGGCTTACCGCCGATCGCTTCAATGCTAGCGTCTGGTCGCGATCCATGGCCGCCCGCTTCCCCGACAAGTGGCGGGAAACGAGCCGGCAGGAGCAGACAGGCCTCAATGGCGGCCCAATCAAGACCGTGGCCGAGCAGCGCGTCCTCTACGTCAACGGCGTGAAGCCGGAGCCCGATGCCACTTGACGCCGCGCCGGTATCGCTCGACGTTCCGCACAAGCTTCTGCCGATCTTCAGGCCGGCCCGCTACAAGGCCGCCCACGGAGGCCGAGGAAGCGGCAAGAGCCACACGTTCGCCGCCGCACTGATCGCACGATGCTGGGAGCGCCCGACCCGCGCCGTCTGCATCCGCGAGGTGCAGGACACCATCAGGGACTCGGTCCGTCAGCTCCTCGTCGACAAGATCAGGAGCATGGGCGTCGAGAACGACTTCTCGATCTTCGATTCCGAGATCAGGGGCCACAACGGATCGCTGATCATCTTCAAGGGCATGCAGTCCTTCAACGCGGCCAACATCAAGTCGCTCGAAGGATATGACATCTGCTGGGTAGAGGAGGCGCAGACCCTATCCGCCGTGTCCTGGCGCCTGCTCCGGCCGACCATCCGGAAGGATGACTCGGAGATCTGGTGCACCTGGAACCCCGTCCATCCGACGGATGCTGTCGACGAGTTCTTCCGCGGCGATAACCCGCCGCGTGACGCCATCACGATCGAGTGCAACTGGCGCGACAACCCGTGGTTCACCGGCACACTCCGCGAGGAGATGGAGCGGGACCGCAAAGCCGACCCGGACATGGCCGGGCACGTCTGGGATGGTGGCTACGAGGTCGTTTCGGAAGGCTCCTACTACGCGCGATGGCTGGCGGCAGCCGAGCGCGAAGGCCGCATCGGGGACTTCCCGTTCAAGCCCGGCCAAACGGTTCAAACGAGCTGGGATCTCGGGCTTCGCGACCACACGTGCATATGGTTCTGGGTCGAGGAGCTCGAGCGCGTCACCGTCGTCGATTACTACGAGGTCGCCGGCGAAGGATTCGACAACATCGTCGCGACCTGCATGCCCGAGCTGTTCATCCCGCCAGCGCTCGACATCACGTTCGCCAAGTGGGATCGAGACAAAGCCATCAACGCCCATGGCCGCACAGTCCCATTCGCCTACGGAAAGCACTGGCTGCCGCACGATGTCAGGGTCAGAGAGCAGGCCAACGGCGCGCGAGCCCGCCACGAGACGCTGCGAGCCCTGGGCCTGAAGACGATCGAGAAGGGAAAGGCGGTCAATCCGGAAGACCGCATCAACGCCAGCCGGAAGTTGCTTCCGGCTGTGCGCTTCAACAAGACCAAGCGCGTGCTCAGAGGCATGCAGCGGCTGCGCCAGTACAAGAGGAAGCACAACGAACTGCTCGGCGAATGGCAGGAGCCGCTGCACGACGAGAACAGCCACGCTGCGGATGCATTCGGTGAGTTCGCGGTCAACTGCCCGCTGATCGAGCTCGTCGAAACCGTCGAAGCGCCCAAGCCCGCCGATCGCGTCGTCATCACCACCAACGACGACGGCACGATCAACATGCCCTACTCGGTCCGGGAGCTGCTGGAGATCCAGCGCCGCATGGGGAACGGGCTCAAAGACCGGATGTAGCTAGCGCCCGCCGAGACGGCGGATGCTCGCGAGCAGATCCAGATGCGCGAGCACCAGCTTCGACGGAGGCGTTCGCCCCGACAGCCAATTCGCGACCGTGTTGGCGTGAACGCCGGACATCTCGGCCAGCGCCGTGTTCGTCAGGCCGCATTCCGTCATCAGATGACGCAGCCGACCGGCGGTCGTCTTGCTCACACCATTTGTGACTCCGCCAGCGGGCTTTCTCACAACCTTTGTGGTTTCGGTTCGCATCGCTCGTCTCCGTTGAATGTCCAACCCGAACAGCCATAGGAACTCGGCAACAGAATGTCTACCGCCTACACCGGCCGCTCGGCCGGCGACGTGCGCAGCGATCGGGACGCCAGGGCGCAAGGCATCACGACGCCTGCGCTCTGGCTGAAGAAGATCGAGAAGGCGCGCGGCGAGAGCAAGCGGGAGAAATGGCGGGCGGACGCCGAGATGGCCATCGCCGCCTACGAGAATGGCGAGATCGCCGACAAGCTCATTTCCGGCGCCAACATCTTCTTTGCCAACGTCGCGACGACGGGGCCGGCCGTGTTCAACGCCGCTCCGATCCCGGCAAACCGTCCGCGCTACGGCGAGAACCCGCCGCATCTGCGCAAGGCGAGCGAGGTGTTGGAGCGCCTCGCCAGCTATGACATGGACGAGCACCCGTTCACGGCGGAGATCGCCGACGCGGTGCGCAAGGCTCTGGTCGTCGGCGAGGGCCAGGTGCGCGTTCGCTACGCGGCCGAGGTCGTCGACGAGCCCTTGCTCAATCCGGATGGGTCACCGGTCCTCGACATGGCCGGAAAGCCGGTCGTTCTGCCCCGGGTCGCCACGGATCGCACGTGGGTCGAAACCGTGCCCTGGGACCGCTACATCGTCGGGCCGTGCCGGTCGTTCGATCGGCGGCCGTGGGAGGCCTTCGAGCACGATATGTCCGAGGACGAGGTGCTCGCCCTCAACCCGGGTTTTCCCGTCACCGAGCTCGGCTTCACCACCGCCCGCCCCTACGGGGCGCGAACGACCGAAGGCCAGAAGGAACCGACGCCGGAGCCGAAAGGCGTCTACCAGACCGTTACCGTCTACGAGATCTGGGACAAAGCCAGCCGAAGCGTCCTCTGGGTAAGCCCGGGCGCCACCGGGCGCTCGGCGGCGTCGGGCGGGATGACCGACATCGTCATCCAGGTCCACCCCGACCCCTATCGGCTGCGGAACTTCTTTGCCACGCCCTCGCCCATCGCGATGTCGCGCCGCATCGATTGCGTGGTGCCACAGGTCGCCTACGCCACCCACAAACCGCTGTTCGACGAGTTCGAGCGCGTCAGCCAGCGCATCAACAAGCTGATTGGTCAGCTCAAGGTTGCGGGACTCATCGACGCCCGGCTGAAAGCCGATCTCGGCAAGTTGCAGCTCGCGACTGACGGCGAGTTCTTCCCGGCGCAGAACGGCGACCAGTTCGTGAGCGGCGGCGGCCTCGAAAAGTCGGTGCTGTTCTGGCCGTTGGACCAGATCATTGCGGTCATCCAGCAGCTTGTCCAGCATCGCGAGTCGATCAAGGCGCTGATCTGGGAGGCGACGGGAATCGCCGACATCATGCGCGGCAACTCCGACCCGAACGAGACGCTCGGCGCGCAGCAAATGAAAGCCGAGTGGGGCTCACTCCGGGTCAAGGAGATGCAGACCGAGGTCGAGCGATTCGCCCGCGACGTCATCCGCCTGATGATCGAGGTCCGTGCCAACCTGACGCCGTGGGATCTGATCAAGGTCACCACGAGCATGATGTTCACGCCGACCGAGGACGACATCGCCGCCGCGATGCAGGAGCTGCAAGCGAGCCTGCCGCCGCCGGCCGAAGGCGCGCCGCCGCCCGACATTTCGGGCGAAGCTCAGAGAAGAGCCGCCGAGCGCCTCGCCAGCCTCGAAGAGCAGGTCGCGGCGGTGGTGAAATCGCCCTGGCGCCATCTCGTGATCGACATCGAGACCGGGAGCACGGTGCGCAACGAGATCGCCCGCGAGCTCGACCAGTTCAACAAGCTCCTCACGGCAACCGGCACGTGGGCACAGGCCATCACCGCCGCCATCCAAATCATGCCGGAGACCCGGGAGGGCTGGTTCGAGCTGCTCGGGTCTCAGCTCGACAAGTTCGACCTCAACCAGCGCGGCGAGGCGGCCATCGAGAAGATCATCCAGGCGGCGCGCGCGCCGCTGGCACAACCCAACGCCCCGTCGCCCGAGCAGATGCAAGCGGAGCAGATGCAGGCCGACGCCGAGCAGCAGCGCCTCGACGCGGATCTGAAGCTCAAAGACATGGACCTGCAAATCAAGGCCATGGATCTCGAAGCGCGGAAGGCCGACGCCGTGATCCGGCAGAAGACGGCGGCGATGGACCTCGACGTCAGGCGTCAAGACGTGGCGCTGAAGCGCGAGACGGCAGCGCTCGATGCCGACGCGCGCCGGGAGACGGCCGCAATGAACCGCGAGGACCGCCAGGCCGAGCGCGAGCACGCCGCCGAAATGGGCCGCATGGATGCCGACGCCCGGCGCGGCGACGTCGAGCACCGGGCGCGGCTCGCGGCGATGAAGGAATCGAGCGCACGCAACGGGGTGTCCCCATGAGCAACTACGTCTGGCGCGACGGCTGCTTTCGCGACAAGAAAACCGGCGAGCCCATGGGCTACGACCCGGCCGCGAAGCCGCCTCGCATCGCCGCTGTCATCAAGGACATCGAGCCGCACATCTTCCGCGGCCGCCACATCCGCAGCCGCGAGGACCAGCGAGATCTGCGCCGCCGCGATGGCTTCGTCCCCTATGAGCCCGTCGGCGCCGCGATCGGGATGCCGGACAAGCCCTACTCCGACCGCGACGACAAGTGGGGCGCGTTCATTCAGGACACCAAGCGCAAGGTCGCCGAGAGCGCAGGCCTCGACGCCAAGACGCTCGAAACCGAGGCCGCGGCCCGCAAGGTGTTCGGCTCGACCCGCGAGAAGCTGATCCGCGAAGGCAAGATGAAGCCCGCGCCGGCGATCTGATCCAGAAGGACATTCAATGCTCGACACGACGACGCCGGAGCCGCAAGGCGAACCGGCCGCCCCGGCTGTTGCCGCCGACACGCCCGCTCCCGCGTCGCAACCCGCCGAGCCGGCACCGCCAAAGCGCGAGATGACGCGCGGCGAGGTCGAAGCCGCCGAAACCGCCGCACGCCGCAAGCGGCTGGATGCCGTTTACGACCGGTCGATGAAGCGCGTGGAGGCCGAGAAGGCGGAGCGCACGGGGTTCCTCAATCAAGCCGCGAAGGACGCCGCCGATCGCGCCGCCGAGACAAGCCGAGCCAGATCCGAGCCGACGCGCGCCGCCGACGGCAAGTTCACCAAGGCCGAGACCGATGGCAAGCCGGCGCCCGCCGCCGATGCCGCGCCCGGCCACAACAATCCGCCCAAGGCGACCTCGACCGAGGCCACGCCGAAGGCCGATGCGGGCCAGCCCGCGAAGGCAGCGGAGGCGACGCCGGTTGCGCAACCGGCCGCGCCGCCGCCGCAGTCGTGGCCCGCTGCGATGAAGGAGAAGTGGTCGACCCTGGAACCCACGGTGCAGAGCTACCTTGCACAACGGGACAGGGACGTCGCACGCGATTTCACGCGGGTGGGGCAGACGCTCAAGGCCGCAAAGCCGCTGTTCGACACCGTCGAGTCGTTCAGGGACACGTTCGCCGGCTGGCAGCTCGAACCGCACGAGGCCATTCGCAACCTCGTGCAGAGAGCCCAGACGATCGATCGCGATCCCATGGCCGGCATCGCCGCTCTCGCTCGCGACTACGGCATCGACCTTGCGCAATACGCGGCCCAGACGATCGACCCGAGCCAGCTTCCGCCGGATCCCCGGCTCACGGAAGCCCAGGCGCGGATCAGTGCGCTCGAGCGCCAGCTGCATCAGTCGTCCAACCAGATCAAAGCCCGCGACGAGGCCTTCCGTCAGATGATGGAAGAGGCCGAACGTGCGGACGCGACGGCGCGGTATCAGACCCGCACGACCGAGAGCAGCAAGAGCCTCGACGCTTTCGTCAAGGACCGGCCCGACTTCGAAGAGTACGAAGAGACGATCGCCGACCTCATCGGCGTGCTCAGAGCTGCGAACCCTGGAATGACCGGGGAGCAGGCGTTGAGCAAAGCCTATGACGTCGCCCGCCGATTGGACCCCGACTACGAGAAGTCGATCAACGCCCAGGCGCAGAAGCGATACGAGGCAAAGCGAGCGGCCGAGGCCGCCGCGCACGCCTCGTCGGTCGCTGTCAACGGCCTCCCGAACGCCGACCGCGCCCTCTCCAAGGCGCAGAGGCGGGCGGAGCTGTGGGCCGCGGCTCACAAGCGCCATGGGCTGACCCCAACCGCAGTCTAAGGACCACATGCCATGTCCAACCTGGACGTGCTGGCGGACATCGCCATTGCGACGTACGAGGACAAGAAGCGCACCCCGACGTCGTCCATCGTCGACCGCCACTTCCTGCTCAACCGCCTGAAGGAGAAGGGTCGGATCAAGACCCACACCGGCGGTGGCACGCAGCTCACGCAGCCGCTGGTGCTCGGCGAGAACCAGACCATCCAGAACATCTACGGTGGTCAGAAGATCAACCTCGGCGCCTCGAACGTCGCCGCACAGCTCAACATGGGCTGGTCGGAGAAGGTGATGGTCGTCCAGGTCTCGCAGCGCGAGCTCGACGTCAACAAGGGCAAGGAGCGGATTTTCGATTTCGCCGAGATGCTCATGGATGCCGCCTCCGACACGGCCGGCAACCGCATGGGCGTCGAGATGTATTCGGACGGCTCCGGCTACGAGTCGCTCTACGGCATCCCGTCATTCGTGACGTCGTCCGGCGCCGGTGATTACGGCGGCGTCTCGGTCGCTGCCTGGCCACGCTGGCAGACGCAGGTCGAGGTGCTTCCCGGCGGCTACACCTCGACGCAGCTCGTCGATGCGCTCGACAGCGCCGTGATCAAGGCCACGGACGGCGTCGAGAAGCCCGACCTCTGTGTGGCCTCGGTCAAGCACTGGAAGCTTCTCGCCAAGGAGCTGCGCAGCAAGACCTACTTCAACGACCCCGGCTACATGAAGGAGTCGCGGGCGAACCTGAACTGGAACGTCATCAGCCACGGCAACCTCGACGTCCAGTGGGACCAGAACTCGCTCTTCGGCCTCGACATCGACGTGAGCTATCTGCTGTGCACCGACCACATCTTCATCGAGGAGTTGGATGGCGCTCAGTGGCAGTTCGACAAGGGCGTTCGACCGATCGACAGCTTCCAGAAGGTGATGCTCGCCCGATGGATGGGTGCGATGTACACGGACAAGCGCCGTTGCCACGCCATCATCCGCACCTGATCGGCCTCGTCGAAGGAGACACCCACACATGTCCTCACTGAACAAGCGCTTCGGCGACGGCCAGCGGTTCGAGATCAAGCAGTTCGCGACCGAAGTCGGCGGGTTCTCGCCGACGTGGCGGGGGTTCGCGCCGCAGATGGCGCAGCAGAACCTCGTCCGGCGCGACGTCAACGGCAACCCCTGGCGGTTCGTCAAAGCGACCGCCGCCGTGGCAACGCCGACCGCGACGCCGGCGGTGGTGACGGTCACCGTCTCGAACGGCGGCCTCGCGTCGGTCAGCGCCGTGGTGACCGCCGGCACCGGATACGTCGTCGGCGAGGTCGTCCCGGTGCACTTCGCCACCGCGGGGCTGCTCAATGGCTCGGGCGCGCTGCGCGTGGCGACGGTCAGTGCCACGGGCGGCATTCTGACGGCAACGATCGAGAGGCCGGGTTTCGCGTACGCCGCCGGCAACCTCAACTGCGACCCGGCGGCCTTCGCCTGGACGCTTTGCACGGTGGTTCCGGCGGACGGCACGCTGACGGCTGCGGCCGGCACGGCGCGATCCTATGCCCCCTTCGCCATCAACGAGTTCGGCTGGGTGCTCGACATCTGAGGCCGTCCGACATTGCGGCCGGGACGCCCTTGGGCCCGGTCGCATCCCCACCTTCGGAGACAGCATGACGCCCAACGCCGAAAAGGACATGGAGCGCATCAAGCATACGCTCGGCATGTCGACGCAGCCGATCACGTTCTACATCAAGCGCCACTGGACGGTTCCGGTCCCCGTCATGGAGACCAAGCGCGGCACCCCGCACCTCGGGATCGCCGACGAGATCGTTCCGAAGATCGATTCGGCGACCGGAGAGCCCGTTGTCGAGGACGAAGTTTGGATCGAGTTTCAGCAGGAGCGCGCCGGCGTCATGAACTCGGGCGAGGCCCGCGTCAAGGACCTGCTCGCCGTCGACACCAAGCTCCCGGCCGACGACTTCGCCGGCGGCATCGCGCGCGCACGGGCCACCCGCGTCATCGAATACTTCCAGACCAAGGACCAGAGGAACGGGTCAGCGCTGCCGCAGGGCCACGTTGCCCTGGAAGAGTGGCCGGCCGTCACCGACGGGGTCCGCGCCATCCTTCGCCATTTCCACATCTTCTCCGTCAACATGATGGCCGAGGCGACCGAGGCGAAGATCGCCTCCCTCCCGGGCGGGTTGCAGCCGTCCCGGATGCGCGAGGAGGCGAAGGCGTTCCTCTACGCCTACCAGGCGCGGGCGCTGGCAACCTCGGCCGAGACGCGCGACGCCGAGATGACGGCGCTCAAGTCGGAGGTCGGCGAGTTGAAGCAGATCATTCTGCGTCTGACCGGCCAGAAGCTCGCGGAGGCCGGCGCCAAGCCCGAGGCGCCGAACGCCACTGGCGCCAGTGGCGCTCCGGCGAAGAGCGTTAATGGCTCCGATCGTAGGGCCGCCGCGTGAACGTCCTGGAGATCGCGCGCCAAGCGGCGGACGACCTGTCTCTGGAGATGCCGGAGACGCTGTTCCCGGCGTCCGAGGACGAGCCCGGCACGACACACCGGCGCTTGCGGCGCGCGATCACCCGGACGCTGGAGACGATCCGCGACCGGCAGGGCGTGGACTGGCAGCAGAGCCGGCGCGTGCACGCGTTCCTCTCGCAGCCCGGCCTCGTTCAGCATGCCGGCATCCCGGCCGACTTCAAGCGCTTCGTCGATCAGACGATGTTTGACCACACGCGCGGCGTCTCCCTCGCCATGTCGGAGAGCCCTGCCGACTTCCAGAAGCTCATCGGGCGGCCGATCCCGACCTGGGAGCCGCGCTGGATGCGCCGCGGCAGCGACCTGCTGATCTCGCCGTGGAGTTATGGCTCGACGCTTTCCTACGAGTACGTTTCGACGGCGATCGTCACCGAGCCGCCGCGCGCGCACGAGGTGGTGTCGTCGACGGCCTCGCCGCGGACGCTGACGGCCTTCCAGAGGTGCGTCTTCTACCCCGGGCACACGGTCGTCCTCCCGGCGCTCGCCGATGGGGAGACGGTCGAGCTTCTCCCGGCGTCGGGCACGTGGGGCACGCATGGCGGATCTATCACGACGCCCGGCAGCGCGCCGTTGCAGGTGATCGACGTCGACCCGTCGTCGCGGGACATCGTGACAATCGCTCAGCGCGGGTCCGGCTACGAGATGACGGCGGCCTTCGGCGCCTGGGTGTCGTCGGCCACGCCGACCGCCAATGGCATGACGCTCGCACCGTATACCCGCTACGTCGTCCAGAAGGGGCATCTCCTGCATCTGCCGGTGCTGGTTCCGGGAGAGTGGATCGAGCTGATTGCAGCAACGGGCGTGTGGAGCTCGCTCGGCGCCCGCCTCATCACCCGCGGCGGGATCACGGTAGCGCCACCGCAGAGCTATCTGTCGAGTGTCATGGTGCTGACCGCCGACGCCAGTGGTGCGCCCGAGTTCGACACCTCGGGCCAGCTTGCCGGTCAGCCATGGTCGGCGAGCGGCAACCCGCGCCTCGGCTATGCCAAGCGCAAGGCGGCGGTCACCGCAGACACCGACGAGCCGATGTGGAGCCCCGAGCTGGTGACGCTCGGCGTGGTGGCGCAGATGCAGGCGCGTGACGGACAGCCGGCAGCCGGCGACATGCAGGCGTTCGAGTCCGCGCTCTATTCCGAGGTGGTCGCCAATCTCGACGGGGCCGTGCTCCGCATGGGCAGCGGCGAGCAGCCGTCGAGCCGGCGCCCGGTCATCGCGCCGGTGCTCATCGACGCGGGAGGGGCCTGATGGGACTCTATGACCACGGACCGATCGGCCTTCTGACGCCGTCGCCGAGCAACCCCTACCCGCAACCGGTGTGGCCAACACCGGTTTACGGCAGCACGCAGACCGTCGACACGCTCGTCATCAACACGCTGCGCGTCGGGCAGTCGGTCCCGTTCGCAGACGCCTCGGGCGTGCTGACGTTGCAGAACGTCGATGCGCTCGACGCCACCACCGAGACGACGATCGAGGCGGCGATCGACGCGCTGCCGAACGTCATCAGCCTGCAAGGCCAAGCGCTCTCCCTCGGGGGCGCGTTCACGGCGTCGGTTGCCACTACCATCAGTGCGTTCGCGGCCACGTTCCTCGACGACACGAGCGGGCCGGCGGTGCGCGCCACGCTCGGCATCGGGACCGGGGACTCACCGCAGCTCGCCGGGCTCAACCTCGGGCATACGGCGGACACGCTGCTTTCCCGGCTCGCCGCGGGGCGCGTCGCGGTTGCCGGCAACGAGCTGGCGCAGTACCCGACGCTGGCGAGCGTCTCGGGCGGCCAGGGCGCCGCTCTGATCGGCATCCAGGATGCCGGGAGCTACTTCGCCGGGACGACGGTCGAGAGCGCGCTCCAGTACCTCGGCGGCGCCGTTGCGGCGCTCGATCAGGCTGTCGTGCTGAAAGGGACATGGAGCGCTGCCAGCGGGACGTTCCCCGGCAGTGGCATTGCACAGGCAGGCTGGTCCTACATCGTCAGCGTCGGCGGAACCGTCGGCGGCGTCGACTTCGTCGCCAACGACCGCATCGTCGCCCTCGCTGACAACGCCTCGACGACGGTCTACGCCAACAACTGGCACAAGCTCGACTACACGGATCAGGTGTTGTCGGTCGCGGGCCGGACGGGCGCCGTGACGCTGACGAGCGCGGACGTCACCGACAGCACGGCGGATGGTCGGGCCATGCTGACGACGACCTATGCGTCGATGCGGGCGCTGCTCAGTCTCACGGCGCTGGCGACCGCGACGGCTGCGGCCGGCGTTCTGACATTCCTCGCGACGCCGTCGTCGGCAAACCTCGCAGCGACTGTCACCGACGAGACCGGGTCGGGCGCGCTCGTCTTCGCGAACACGCCGACGCTCGTGACCCCCAACATTGGCGTCGCGACGGGCACCAGCGTCAACCTGTCGAGCTCGGCGACCGCAACGGCTTTCATTCCGACTGGGTCGACGATCCCGACCTATGGCATGTACGCGCCGTCGGTGACGTCGATCGGGTGGGCGATCAACAGCGCCGAGATGGCGCGGCTCAACTCGTCCGGCCTCGGCATCGGCGTGCTTCCGACCGTGCGTCTGCACACCAAGTCGATCGCCGCCGGATCGGGCCTGAACACGTTCCGCCAGGAACAGAACAACACGGTTTCGGGCGAGACGCATGCGACGCAGTTCGCGACGCAGGACGACAACGCCGGGACCGTCAGAACGCTGTATTTCGCGGCCGGCCCTCTCAACGCCGGCACGGCGAACCAGGGCCGATTCGACGGCGTCGTCGAGAACGGCTCGATCTTCATGTGGTCGATCCAGAGCACGGCGGCCATTGGCGGAACGACGCTCGGTTTGTTCGACCGGTCAGGCAACACGAAGGTGAACATCTCGGCGACGGCAACCCCGAACATCGCGCTGAACGGCCTGCAGATCATCGGCACGCGCGACACCGGATGGTCCGCCATGACCGGAACCTCGAACAAGGCCACCGTCTACGACACGTCGACCGTGACGCTTGCGCAACTCGCCGGCCGGGTGATGGCGATGCAAGCGGCGCTGACCACGCACGGCCTCATCGGAGCTTAACGCGATGGCGAACGAGCAGGCGCACGACCTCATCACGGCCATCGCGCTCCAGCGCAACGCCGTTTCCGATCAACTGGCCCATGTCCAGGCCGATCACATGCGGCTGCGTCGCGAGAACCAGGCCCTGACCGCCGAGGTCGCCAAACTGAAGGCGGAACTCGCCAAGCACGTGGCGCTGCCTCCTGACGCTGCGACGACGCCCGAGACGAGGAGCGACGCATGACCACCTATCCTCTGTCTTCGCTCGTCACCGGCACGCCGACGCCCACCGGCACCATGGATGCCGCCGATGTCGTTGGCCTTCAGGCGCTCCTCGACGCCAAGGTCGACGACAGCCAGGCGACAGCCACAGGACTTGCCGTGCTCGGCGCCGCAAGCCAGGCAGCCGGACGGAGCGCGTTGGCTCTCGGGACCGCGGCCACCGCGAACGTCGGGTCCGGTAACGGCCTCGACGCTGACCTTCTCGACGGCCAGCATGGCGCCTATTACCTCGACCTTGCGCACGCGACCGGAACGGCCGACGTTGCGCGCATCCCGACGGGAACGGCGGCCGACAAGGTCGTCAAGCTGGACGGCTCGGCGCGGCTTCCGGCTGTCGACGGGAGTCAGTTGACGAACTTGCCGTCCGACGTTCTTCCGTTCGCGAATCTCGCGGCTTTTCCGGCGCCGGGGATCGTCGGGAAGATCTACATCGCCAACGATTCCGGTCTTGGGCATCGCTGGAACGGTTCCGCTTATGCCGTGCTCGGCGGGGACATGACGGCCCGCGGCTACGATGCGGCGGCCTACGGCGTCAGCACCGCGAACGCCAACAACGCCACGGCCATCAACACGGCCGTGGCTGATATCGTGAGCCGTGGCGGTGGCACACTGATCCTGCCGCCTGGAAACCTTGCTATTACGTCGCAAATTGTGCTGGCGACGGGCGTCGTGCTCGCGGGCCATGGCACGGACATTACGAATCTTGTCCTCCCCAACATTGCGACGCTCGGCGCCGGCCTCGGCGCCGTCCCGATCACGGCCCAAGACAAGGTCACGTTCGGGTTGCGGGACTTCACGCTGATCGGGAACCGCGCGGCGTGGGGCGCGTCGCCGCCTGCGCTGTCGCCCTATGCTGGTGTTTCCATCGGTGGCGGCTCTCGGTTCTCGATCATGCGCGTTGGTCTGCGCCGGATCGAGGGCGACGCGATTTTCCTGACGCGGACGGGGCTGACCGGGGGCTGCAACGAATTCGTCGTCGCCGACTGCATCATCGACGGGGCGGCGACAGGCATCAACATTTTCAAGGGTGCATTCAACGGGACAGTCGAGCGCAACGGCATCACGAATATCGACGGGAACGGCATTCAGATCGACGACGCAACCTCGTCCGACGTGCTCGCGTCGTCCTTCCCGTGCCAGTTCATCAGCGTCGTCACCAACAAGATCGCGACGTTCAGCAAGGTTGGCGGCAGCGGGGCCGGCATCCTCGCATCTGGACTGCAAGGCGGTGTGATCGGGTTCAACACAATCCGCAGTGGCGGCGTATCCGGAACGTCGGCGGCAATGGGGATAGTGATCAACTCGGGCCAATCGCAGTTCAACCGGTCGACGGACCTCGCTTGCGTCGGCAACAATATCTTTGCAATTTCCGGAGGCGCCGGAATCCGACTGTCCGGCGCGCAGAGATGCTCGGTCGTCGGCAACACTCTGTCCGGACTCAACACCTGGCCATCGGCTCTGTCGGGCGTCGCCATCGATCTTCTCGACGACGGCGTCGGCGGCACCCAGCACAACATGGTGTCGTCCAACGTCATCGAGGGCAATACAAACACGACGATTGGCATCAGGATCGGATCGGCGACGACTTTGAACCAAGTCGGCCACAACGCGATCACGGGGCTGGCAACACCCTATTCCGTCACCGCCGGCGCGACCCACGGCCAGATCCTCGATCTCGGCATCGTCGATGCCCTGCCGACGTGGAACGCCGGCTTGCGCGGCGCGCGCGTGTTCGTGCGCAGCAACGACAAGTTCTATGTGGCGACCAGCGTCGGCTGGGACATCGTCGGGACGCAGAGCTGACGGCATGCCGCAGCAAGCCGTTCCTCCGCTCGCTGTGCCGGCGCCCATCGGCGGCCTCGCCGACGGCGTGCCGCCGATGGCGATGAAGCCGACGCAGGCGCTGCAGCTCATCAACTTCGTCGTGCGCGACGGCGAGCTCGCCGTCAGGGGCGGGGATCAGCGGATCGTCGCCGGGCTCCCGGGCGCGGTCGAAGCTTTGCACACGTGGCGCGGCGAGCGGACGTTCGCGGGGCTCCCCGACCGCCTTGTCGAGGTTGGGCGCAACGTCACGGCGACGATCGCGACGGGGCTGTCGTCCGGGCGCTGGACGGGCGACGTCATCGCCAACGATGGCGGGTCGCTTCTGGTGATGGCGAACGGCTACGACGGCGTGCGGGCCTTCGACGGCACGACGTGGCGCACGGCGACGATCACGGCCGACACGACGGCCGATGGCGACCTCGACGCGAGCCGTCTCGCCGGTGCCACCTACCACATGCGACGCATGTGGTTCTGGCAGCGCGGCACCCTCGACCTCTGGTATCTGCCGGCGGGACAGTTCGCCGGCGTTGCGTGTGCTGTCCCGCTGGCAGGGCTCGCCCGCAACGGCGGGCGGGTCGTCGGTCTTGCCGTCATGCAGAGCGACACCGGGCGCTCGACGGACGACAGCCTCGTCATCGTGACGAGCGGCGGCGAGCTGTTCGTCGCCGCCGGCACGAACCCGAACGACGCCGCGACGTGGTCGATTTCCGGCCCCTACGAGATCGACGCGCCTCTCGGCTGGCGCCCGCTCGCTAAGGTCGGCGGCGAGGTCGCAGTGATGACGAAGACGGGCCTCTATGCGGTGGGCCAGATCGTCGGAACGCCAAAAGAGCGTCGGGACGAGACGGCCATCGGCGCCCCGGTCGGCAAGGCCTGGCGCCGCGAGGCGCTGCGGCCGGCCGCACCCGAGTGGCAGGTGATCGAAGCCGGGGCCGACGACGGGGTCGTCATCGTCAACCGCCCGGACGGGCGGCAGAGCGTGCGCACGAGCGGGGTCTGGTCCGAGCTCGCCGGTATGCCGGCAACGGCCTGGTGCGAAACCGCGGATGGCGCCTGGTACGGCACGGCTGCCGGCGAAATCCGCCGCTACGGCGGCACGATCTACGAGCAGGCCGTCGACGCCGAGGTGGTGACGAGCTTTCAGCGCTACGGCCGCAACCGGCTGATGCATGCCGTCCGCATCCGCCCGGCTATGGTGAGCGTGCCGGTGCGGCCGCGCTTCCGGCTCCTCGCCGACTACGACGAGTTGCCGCCGATCCCGCAGGGCCATCAGGTGACGTGGCCCGCGACCCGCGACGCGCTCGCCGGCCCGGAGTGGGATTTCGTGTGGGGCGAGACCGGACCGACCGAGCGCCGCCGGTGGGACTGGAACACGATCGCCGGGCGAGGCCATGCCCTCGCCGTCGCGATGTCCGTCCGGACGCGCGCGCCGCTCCGCCTGAGCGGCTGGGATCTGATGCTGACGGCAGGAGGTGCCAACTGATGGACGCTCGCTCGAAAATCCTCGCGGCCATGTCCGATGGCGGCGGCCAGGACATGCCGCCGCCCGGCATGGAAGGTGGGCCGGACCCGGGCAGCATGCCGGCGCAGGCGCAAGGCGGAGACCCGATGCAGGTGCTCATGTCGTTCGTGCCGCCCGAGGCAATTCCCCAGGTCGTCGAAGCCGCCCTGGCGCTGCTGATGGAGGCCACGCGCCCGGGCGGCGGCATGCACGAGATGATGGAGGGCAACGCATGAGCGAGGCGGCGGCTCTCCTGGCGGCCGGCAAGCCGGTGGTCATCGACGGCGTGCTGTTCAATCGGGACGCCGAGGTCGCAGCGTGGGTCAACGAAGTCGGCGACGGCGGTGTCGTGCTGATCCCGCTGGCGCGCGCCATGGCCGTGGTCGACGACAGCGGCGACGGGCCGGCCCGGTGGGTGGCCGGGGTTTCGTTCTGGCACCAGCATGCCCCGCGCGACGGCGGGGTCGGCGACATCATGGCGTCCGTTCGCGCCGAGCCGGCGTTTTTCGAGCGGGTCGGCCTGTTGCGGCCGGCCATCCGCATGCTGCTCTCCTACCCGTTCGAGATGTTGAGCCTCGGCCGGGTGACAGTCGAGGTCGACCACGCCAACGAACGGGTGATCCGGGCCGCGCATCAGCTCGGCTTCGAGATCGAAGGTCGCAAGCGGCGCATGGGCAGCAGCGGCGGCGACTTTCTGATCATGGGTCTCCTCAAGGAGACGGCCCGGGCGCGCCGCTTCTGGTATCCGGTCCTGGAGGCTGAGGCGGCCTGATGCACACGCGCGACGCCGACGACTTCGACGCCTTCTGCCGCGGTCTCGTGCCGCCAGGCGAGGCGGTGTTCTGGTGGGGCACCCCGACGCCACCGGCGGCGCCGAACCCTGGCGTGGTCGCGGCAGCGCAGACCGCAGCCAACGTCTCGTCGGCAATCGCCAGCGTGCAGCTCTCGAACGTCGACGAGGTGTCGCCGCAAGGGACGCTGACTTACACCGACAACGGTACTTACGTTCTCGAAGATCCGCAGTTCGACCAGAACGGAAACCAGACCGGGACCGTTCTGCGCTCGATCCCGAAGTTCAAGCGCGTGACGGCGCTCACCGTCACCGGCCAGCAGATTTTCGACAAGCAGCAGGCGGTGCAGCTCGCCACCTCGACGCTCGGCGAAGAGCAGATGTCCCGCTTGCGCACGCGCATGGGGACTGAGTTCTCGCTCGCGGCGGCCGGCGCCCGCGGGTTCGCGCCGTCGGCCCCGGTGATCGACGTGTCGACACCGACCCGCGGGATGCTGATCGGCACCATTGGCGTCGACGACACGACGACAGAGCGCGATGCGATCGAGGCGGCAATGATTGCCCGTCTCGTCGACGAGATCGAGAACGATCGCTCGAACCTCATCACCAGCCTCGAATGCAAGGGCATTTTCTCGGGCTCGAAGGCGTATGCGAGGTCCATGCGGGCGTTCGACCTCAAGGCCAACGACGCCCGAGTGCAGGCCTACCTCGCAGCCTCGAAGGAGCAGGCGACGCGGGTCGCGATCGAGCGAGAGAAGGCCGAGTTCGCCAACGGCGTGCAGCAGTTGGACCTGCAACAGCGCGTGATGCTGGTCGAGCTGGTCAACAAGAACGAGGTGCAGCGTTTCCAGGCTCTCATCGAGCTTGCGAACTTCATCGAGGATCTGAGGAAGACGACCATCCAGAACATGGTGCTCGAGCGTACGCAGCCGATGAACGAGTTCACGCAGGTCATGCACGGCAACCGCATCGACATCCCGCAGTTCCGGCAGTTCCAGGGCGCAACGGTCCAGGCGGCCCCGATCGGGCAATACATTTATCAGTCGGCGGCGATGAGCCAGGACCAGTGGAAGACGAAGGTGGCGCAGCAGCAGCAGATGTTCGGAGCCATTGCGTCGTCGATCGGCGCCATTGGCGGAGCCGCGCTCGGCGCGCGGCTGCCGGGCGACACGTCCGTCGGCGGCAATCTCCTGTCTCGGCTCTTGGGGTGACGCATGGTGGCAGCGGTGAAGTCATCGACGGCGGAAGAGATCGGCGCCATCAGTCCCGAGTATCTCGACATGCTGAAGCGGCTGGCGCTGGAGCCGCCGTCGCAGCGTGACTTTTCGGAGTTCGGCCCGAAATGGGGCGGCATCCGACAGGGCGTGCAGAGCGTGGTCGACGGGCTCAACCGCGGCCACGCGATTGCGCTCTACGGACGCGAGACGCGTCGCGCCGAGGAGCAGAACCAGAAAGCGATGGCGGAGTTCCAGTCGCGGTTCGGGTCACGCCCGGCGACGTCTCCGATGGCGGCGGGAACGCCGGCCGCTCTCGCCGCTCCGGCCGCAACGGCGAGCAGCATTCCCGCCATGGCGAGGCCGCAGGCAACCTTGCCGCCGGCGGAAGCCACGAGCTTGCCGGGGACGGCGGTCGACCGCTCGGGACGGCTCGGTGTGGCAGCGCCAGTGGCGCCAGTGGCGCTCGGTCTGGCGGCCCCGAGTTCTGCGGAAGGTGTGCCGACGCGCGTCCCGGGCACCGTGATCGACGCTGCGTCGCCGATGGCAGGAGGTGCGGGACGGTTCGCGTCTCCGCCACTGGCGCCAGTGGCGGACCAGCGCCGGGCGCTGCCCGGCATGATGCGTCTCGGCGGACCGACGCCAGGAGCGGCGACGTCGCCGATGGCGATGTTCCCGACCGTCGCCGGGGGGACGGATGGTGTCGACCGGGCGGCCTTCGCCGATCAATTTCGCGACCCCGCCACACGTCGGGCGATCATCGGCAACCTGCATGCGGAGATCGGGGATCAGTTCGGCGTCAATCCCGACGTCGCGACGGCCAAGGCGGAGACGATCGCCAACCGTGCGGCCTCTCGCGGGCTCACTCTCGCCCAAGCGGCGCGCGACCCGGCGTACTATCCGCCGGTGACGTTGCAGCGCATGCAGGCGGTCACGCCCGAGATCGAAGCCCGCTACGGTCCCGCGGTCGACCGGGTCGCTGGAGGCTCGAATGTTTCCGGGTTCGCCACCGGCAACGCCAGCGGAACGGTCGGGTTCAACGGCGGGCCGCAGACCTATCAGGCGCCAGGCACTTACGAGCGTTTCGGCATCGAAGGCCCGGACCGGGCGTGGGCCGACCGAGCTCGTGCGTCCGGGGGGCAGCCGGCGGTCGCGCCTTACGATCCGTCGGCGAGCGGCCTGCCGCCGATCTTCGCCGGGACGAACGTCGTTGGCGATCAGGCGCCGCGTGGCTTTGCCGGCCAGGAGATGCCGAGGCCGGCATTCCAGCCGCAGCTTCCGGACAGGGCCACACCGCAGCCCGTTCAGAACTTTCAGAAGATGAGCCCGGCCGAATACGATCAGTTGTCTACGCAGATTGCGGCTGATCGACGATTGAGGCCGGAGCAAAAGCAGATGCTGCTCAAGACGCTGGAGCGGCATGCACCGCTCACTGAGCAGCAGCAACTCGAACTTGACACCGCGCGGCTCAATCAAGAGAAGCTTCGACGCGAGATCGAAAACCCGTCGTTGCCGGTCCAGGCATTCGACGAAGACAAGCGCTACGCCACGCGCAACCCGAGGACGGGCGAATTGACGTGGATCACGCCGCCCGCGGCACAATCGGCCGAATCGCGGGACTTCAGGAAAGCGCGCGACAAGGAGCTTGGAGAAGCCAGGGCCAAGGCGGAATCCGCGCTTTCCGGCATTGTCGACACGTCGACGCTCGCGCTTGATACCATCAACAAGATTCGATCCCACCCCGGACGGCAGTGGGGAACCGGGTGGACGGGTGCTGTTGCATCACGGGTGCCAGGAACAGATGCCCGCGGCTTCGCGAACCTCGTCGATCAGGCCAAAGGCCAGACGTTCCTCGAAGCGTTCAACTCCCTCCGTGGAGGAGGGCAGATCACGGAGGTCGAAGGCAAGAAGGCGAGCCAGGCTTTGGCCCGCCTCGACACGGCGCAGAACGAAAAGGATTTCGACGACGCGCTCGTCGACCTCGAAAAGATTCTTGCCCTCGGCATGGCGCGCGCGCGCGCCGCTGCAACGGGAACGACCCCGCAGCATCAGCAGCCGTCGGCGGCACGCCCCGGGTCGCCACTCGATGAAGCCAGAGCGGCGATTGCCCGCGGCGCACCACGCGACACGGTCATCGAGCGGTTGCGTCGGAACGGTATTGACCCGTCGGGGATCTGATCCATGGGCATGTTCGATGACCTGATACCGTCGACGGGCGGCCAACCGCGCAAGCAGGGCGGGATGTTCGACGACCTCATCCCTCGTCAAAAGGAGCGCTCGTGGGTTGACGTCCCGAGTGAGGCGCTGACCAACATTCCAGACAGTGCGGTTCAGTTCGGCAAGGCGCTGGTGAGCCCGATCCTGCATCCGGTGGAGACGGCACAACAGCTCTACAACGTCGGGTACGGGCTCGCGTCGAAAGCGGCCGGCGCGCTCGGTGTCGAGCAAGACCCGGAAGAAAAAGCCCGCGACGAGGCGACGACGGATGCCATCGGCAAGCATCTGCGGGACCGCTTCGGCAGCGCCGAGGCGGTCAAGAAGACGCTTGCGACCGACCCGGTGGGCGCCATCGCAGACGCCTCTCTCGTTCTGACAGGCGGCGGCGCCGCGGCTGCTCGCCTGCCGGGCGTGGCCGGGCAGGCGGGACGGATGACGCGGTCTGTCGGTAGCGCCATCGATCCCCTCAATGCAGCGACTACAGGGGTTCGCGCTGTCGGCACTGGCGCCGCCAACGTTCTCGGGGTGACATCCGGGGTCGGCACCACGCCGATCGTGAAAGCGTACGAGGCTGGAAAGACCGGCAACCAAGCCTTTTCCGAGCACATGCGCGGCTCAAGGCAGCTCGATGAAGTCGTCGACATGGCGGATGCCGCGGTCAAGGCGGCGCAAGCCGACCGAGGGGCCGCCTACAAGGCCGGCATGGCGGAAACGCGCGCGCTCCAGACTCCTCTCGACATGGCTCCGGTTGGCGACGCCTATCGCAAAGCCGGCGATGCCCTCCACTTTCAGGGGATCGTCAAAAGCGAAGCCGCGTCCGCGGTTCACGACCGGATCGGGCGCAAGATTGCAGACTTCATGGCGTTGCCGCCAGCGGCGCGCACTGCCGAGGCGTTCGACGCCTTGAAGCAGTCGATCGGCGAGATCCGCATGGAGACGCAGCCGGCGACGGCGTCGCGGAAAGTCGCCGACGAAATCTATCACGCGGTCAAGAACGAGATCGTTCGGCAGTCGCCGAGCTACGCTCAGACGATGCGTGGCTATGCCGATGCCTCTGACACCCTGGGCGAGCTTCGCAAGACGTTCTCGATCAACGAGAAGGCCGCGACCGACACGACGCTGAGAAAGTTGCAGTCGGTCATGCGCAACGATGTCAGCACCAATTATGGCCAGCGCGCGCGCCTTGCCGAAGAGCTGGCGCGGTATCAACCGGATCTGCTTCCGGCTCTTGCAGGGCAAGCCCTCAACACATGGGCGCCGCGGGGGATCGCACGAGTCCCCGCCGGAGGCGCGGGCCTCTATTCGATCGCGAACCCCAGCACTCTTGCCATGCTGCCGGCGGCCTCGCCGCGATTGATCGGCGAGGCCGCCTATGCCGCGGGCCGGGTTCAGAGGGCATTGCGCAATGCCGGGCAGGCATCCGGAGCGTCGCGGTTATCTGAAGCTGCTGCGCGCGCTTATCGGGCGTCGGATGCCATGCGTGCGATCGGCGTCGCGCCGCCTGCCGACACCCCCCGTGACCGCATCATCAGGAGCATGAGCCAATGAGCCCGAGAGACAGGATCATTGAGCAGATGGCCGCTCGCATTCCCGAGAGGCGTATGCGGTCAGCCGTGCGCGATCAAATGTATCAGGTCGAGCCCGGCGCGCCTGATCCGGCAATCGCCTCTCACCAAGCCTGGACGGAAGCGGTTGGCGAGCCGACGGCGCGGAACCTCATTGCCGAAGCGACCGGAGTGCCTGGGGTCGCGCGCGCCGCAAGCAACACGTACAACGAGCCGTCAATCGCGAACGCAACGGACCTCGGCACGCGAACGGCGCTGATGGCGTTTCGACCCGTGGCGGCGGCCAAGACGCTCGCTGCCGGTCTAGGTCTTGGAACTGTCTCGGATCTAGGCGGGTTGACGCCGCCGGCTGTTGCCCAGACGGCAACGGCCGGAGCCGGCGACGGCCTGTCCCCCGACCAGTACAAGCAATTGCAGCGCCTCGAAGCTGCGGAGAAAGCTCGCAAGATATCCGGCGCCGACCTCCAGCAGTTGAGGCGGCTGCGAGAGCTGCAAGCCGACTACACGCGAGAGCTCAATCGATCCAAGATCGCAGGCGACGCGGCTGGAAAGAGCAAGGATCGGGAAGAGTACGATCGTGCGGTCAGAGTGGCAGAGCGCGCTCGCGATCAGGAATTGGCTCGCGAGCGTCGGTTCAGCGACACGACGGCGGGCCAGATCTGGGACAAGACCGGCGGCCTGATGCCGATGGTGTTCGGCGGCGTCGCGGGTGGCCTGTCGAGGGCGGCGACCGGCGGCGGGTCGAACCTTTACAATTACGGGATCCCAGCGGCTCTCGGCGGGATTGCCGGCGGCTCCCTGAACAACCTGCCACTAGCTTACAACTCTTTTGCAACCGAGCCAGACAATCCAGTGCGCCGGGCTTATGAGGCGTACGCACGAGAGTTGCCGACGACGCATCCAAGAAAGGCCGAGTGGCGCGACTACGCGGCAGGACTGCCGGAGGCAAACCCCATTCGTGAAGTCGCGGCGCGGGAGCTGTATGACCCATGGAAAGCAGCTGAGCGCATGGGTTTTGGAGCTGTCGAAGGCGTCGGTGGCGCGTTGATCGGCGCGGACGCAATGCGCATTCCTGGCCGCTTGCGCGAGCGGAATGCCGGCATGGCCGGGAGGATGGACGAGGCCAAGCTGCGCTCTGAAACGAGCGCCGAGCGCGCGCGTGCCGAATATGAGCGAGCCTACGGAGCCGCGAATGTTGCACGTGCGGAAGAGTCGGCGAGATTGGCTGGCGTAGGAGCTACGCCGCCTGCTTCTCCGCCCATGCTTGGCGGGCCACGAGGAGAGCCTCCCGCTCTCCCTCCCCCCCCAGCTCGAACCGGCGGCACGATTCCAGGCAGCGCAGCAGATGACGCATCCCTTCTTCCCGGCGCTCAGCCGGCAGGTGGTGGAGCGCAGCCGCAAACGCCCATGCTGCCTGATCCACAGATTCCCAGATCGCCTGTTCCGACGGCGGCTCAGCAGAGCCCGTCCGCCACGCCCCGTCCAACACGTCCGACCAGTCGGTCATCGTCAGCCCCCGACACCGATGCTGGCGACGTTGTAATGGGTCCGAACGGGCCGATCAACCTGCCGTCGGCTGGGATTTGGGCGAGAAACTGGTCGGACGCCGCTCGCGGCGCTGTCGATGCGCACGTCTCCGCAGGCGGCAGCCTTGCCGCGCGCACCGGCTTGACCGCCGAGCAGCTTCGCGAAGCGATGCTCCCGCGTCTCAGCGGCGTCAAGGCGCCGAGCCTTTCGGAACTGAAGGACCGGCTCGCCGATTTGCGCGGCTACCTTGGCGACAATCCGACGAAGAAACAGCTCAAGGCCCTGTCGAAGGCCGATCCGGAGGGCCGGTTCTTCGCGGCCCCGCTCATCGCGGGCGGCGTCGGCGCCGCGGCCTACCAGTGGCCCGACGAGATGTCGCCGCGTGACCGGATCGTTGCGCAGATGGCCTACTGATGGCCGACCCCACCGCGCGGGACCGCATCATAGGCGCAATGGCGGCTGAGCCGGACCCGCGTCTGCCCTACGCCATGAACCAGCCGCCGGCCATGAGCAACGCCGACGTCGACCTCTATCGCGGAAATGCCTATGGCACGCCGCACGAGGCCCACATCACGGGACCGGCCGAAGCTGCGGCCTATGCCTATTCGTTGCGCTCGCCGGCGCTCGCCTACGGCCTCGATCTCTCGCGGGTGAAGGAAGTGCCGGGCGGTCCTGAGCCCATGGCTTGGGGCGAGCGTATGACGGGGCGTCGGGTGTTCGGGTTCTACCTGCCAGACGAGGACACGGGCTATGCGATCCGCAACCCGGTCACCTCGCCGGGGTCGATCCTGACGCATGAGGCAATGCATCGGGCCTATGCCCGTCTCGGCGCCGACCTCCGGCAGAGCGCCCCGGCACCGCCAGTTCCGGGCGCGCCCGACTTCCTCGAACGCTACGACGCCTACAAGACGGGCCGGCGTCTCGCCGACCCGGCCACGGAGCACCAGTTGATGGACGTCGAGGAGCGGATGCTCGGCGGAACCGGGCGCACGCGCATGGTGTCGCCCATCGAAACCGACGGTTTCCTCACCGACGACAACGCCCGGTTCGGCCGGCCGGCCATCGGGCAGATGAACGGCGCGATCGAGCGCTTGCGCCGTCAGCGTGGTGACTTCAGCCGCATGGGGCCGCGATAGATGTCAGACCCGACCGGCTCGGTTCGCCGGCAGATCGACCAGTCTCTGCGGGACATCTGGTCGGGATACACGGGAGCGAAGCGATGATTCCAGCCTCGATCAGGAACAACAACTCTGGCGTCGCGCGGCGCCAGAGTGATCAAGTGTTGCGGGATATCTGGTCCGGTTATGCAGGGGGACGCTGATGCCCTTCGATGGTGACAACGAATACGTCCGCCCGGTCAGCTTCCAGCAGGACAAGATCAACGGTCTCGCCGCCCTCGCCGAGCGCTTCGACGTCGAGCTCGACGACCACGCGTCGGCTCTTTCGGCCCTCCGGCAGCTCGTCGCCGATCTCTCGATCACGCCGGTCGACCTGTCCCTGTACGTTACGCTGGCCGCTTTCAACGCCGCCATGGCGGGGAAGCAGGCGACACTCGGCTACACGCCGCAGAACGCGGCGCAGAAAGGCCTCGCCAACGGCTACGCGGGCCTTGGCGCCGACGGGAAGGTGCCGTCGGCGCAGCTCCCGGCGCAGACGACCTCGGGCGTCACCTCCTTCAACGGCCGGTCCGCCGCCGTTTCCCTGCTCAATGCCGACGTGCTCTCTGCGCTCGGGTTCACTCCACTCGATGCCACGGCCGCCATCCCGCAATCGCAGATCACGGGTCTGTCGGGGGCGCTTACCGGCAAGCAGGACGTTTCGGGCAAGGGAGCTGCCAACGGATACGCTCCGCTCGACAGCAGCGGCAAGGTGCCGGCCAGCTACCTGACGGGGGCGGGCGTCTCGTCGTTTCATTCCCGCACGGGCGCCGTGACGCTCGAGCTTGCCGACATCACGACGACGCTCGGGTACTCCCCCGCGAGCTACTCGACGGCGACAGCGGCCGCACAGACTGTGTTTTCGCTCGGGCAGATCGTGCTCGCCCAAACGAGCGGCACCATCGCGCTTCGGGCCACATCGGTGCTCTACGCCGACACCGCCGCCAGCGTCTACACCACCACGGCCACCGGGACAGCGCTCACGGGCGTCTGGCGGTGCCTCGGCGGGCTCTGGCCGGCTGCCATCAACGCCGCGCTATTCCAGAGGACCGCATGATCGTTTCAGACCACGGCGACGGCACCTATGTCGCCATCCTCGCCGACGGCACGCCCTACGTCGTCCGCCCCGGCGTCGAGGACAGTGCGCCGTTGCATCGCGAGCTGGCAGAGGCGATCCGCGCCGGCACGGTGACGATCGTCCCGGCCCCGGAGCGCGATCCCGAACCCGTCCGGCGCTACTATCTCGACCTGATCGACGCGGAGGCCGCGCGCCGTGCGCCATCGAGTACGGCGACCCACGCGCTGAAGCTCGAAGAGGCGCGCAACGTACTCGACCGAGTCGACGTCAACGGCGACGGCCAGGCCTCTCCAGAGGAAGTCGCAGCGGCCAACGCGGACGTGGCCGCTGCGCCGCTTCTCGCCATGGGGATCCGGCACGACGGCCCGGACCTCGTCGCGTGTGCGCGTCGTGTCGTCGAGGCGGCCAATGCCCACCGCATTGCGGTCGCCTCGATCGAGCGCACGCGACGCGACGCGAAAGCCGCGATTCGCGCGGCGGCGACGGCCAGTGCGATCGAAGCCGCCGCGCGTGCGGTGAGGTGGTGATGGACGACCCGATGCTGGCTCTGGCGCGGCGCCGGCGCGCCCGCGAGTCCCGCACGACGATCATCCGAGAGACGCCGCAGCCCGACGGCCCGTTGCGCGAGCTCGCCGAGGCCACGGCCGTGCTCGGCGAGCACCAGCGTGCGCTTGCCGGTGATGTCGACACGATGCGCGGAGACCTGGCCGAGATCCGGCAACTCATCGCCGACATCGGTCGGCTTGGATCGGCCTGAGAGGCAGGAGACCCACAGGATGCCCGATGAAGGAGCCATCACGGCGGCCGTTCGAAACATTGCCCGAGGAAATCCGCCACCACCCGTCTTTCGTGACGTGGCGTCTCGACCACCACGAGGACCGTCTGGACCAGTTGGAGGACGCCCCGCAAATGGGGTCGGTCAAGACGTCAATCGGGCAGCTTCCGTGGCCGGTCGCGTTGGTCCTGCTCGGCGCCCTGGCATGGTGGCGTCCGGACCTGGTCGTCAAGCTCCTCGGGCTTTGATGGTGGCGTGGGCGGCGGCTGTCCTGGCGATCGGCCTTGGCGCCATCGCCGTTGTCACCCACGTTCAGACCAAGCCGGCGCTGATCAAGCTCATCTACACGGGAGCGCCATGACCGATCGATTCGGAGAATGCCTCGCGCGCGTTCTGCGCCAGGAAGGCGGCTGGTCCGACGACCCCAACGACAACGGAGGGCCGACGAACCAAGGGATCACCATCGACGTCCTCGCGACGTTTCGTGGCGAGCCGCCGCTGCCGCGCGCCCCTGGCACCCGACGCAAGCCCGGCCGCCACATCCGCACCGACCCGAGGTTCGTCCGCTTCTACGACGCTCTCCGGGCGCTCACCGACGACGAGCGCGATCACATCTACCTCGTCCGCTACTGGATGCCGGTTCAGGCCGGAAAGCTGCCTTGCGGCATCGACTTCGCCGTCTTCGACTACGCGGTGAACTCGGGCATTGGCCGGGCGGCGAAGGTGCTGCAACGCGAGCTCGGAACCACCGATGACGGGATTGTCGGGCAGGTGACGTTGACGGCCGCCGCGCACGCCGACCCGCGCCGGGTCGTTGCGGGAATCGCGGCCGAGCGGCGGGCGTTCTTGCGCTCCCTCGGCGACTTCCGCTATTTCGGCACGGGTTGGCTGCGACGGGTCGACGAGACCGAGGCGCTGGCCCTCGGTGACCTCGCACCGGTGGCGCCGGTGGCAGACGCCGGACCGGCGCGCATGCTCGGCATTGCGGCCCTCGATCAGGACGAGGCCCCGACCGAGACCGACGCCAAGCGCTCGGCGAAGGCGGTCGTGCTACCCGAGACGCGCGAGGTCCAGGCGAGCACCACGGTATGGTCGGCAGTAGTGGCCGCCGTGGCGGCCGTGGCGTTGCTGCTGCAAGGGCTGAACGCCATCGCCGAGCAGCTCGTCAAAGGGGCGCGCCTGGCGGGCGACCTGCATCTGACGGCGGGGGTCGACCCGCTCCGAGTGACGTCCGTTGGCCTCGGGATGGCCGCCCTGTTCGCCGCAATCTATCTGGTCATGGAGAGGCGGCGGAAAGCCGTCCAGGGGTAGCATCATGGCAGACCTGACCGCGCGGGACCGCATCATTGCCGCCATGGCCGGCCCTGCAAACATCGATGCCCGTCGGTCACCGCGTTTCGACGGCACAGACCCGGCCGTGCACGACCCGGATGTGCACGGCGTCATGGCGCCGCCGCCGAGCAGGTGGCGGTAGTTTGGGGAAGGCGCGCTCGATACAGGAATGCTGCTCTCGCAGTTCGTTGGCCCGGGCGCCGTTCGGGCGCCGCGCGGTGGCTTCAAAAAGCTGCCGATGGACGAGGCGAGCCGCATGGATCGCGCTCGGGCCATGGGCTACGCCGACGAGCCGTTCTGGCGTGGCGAGAAAAGCGGTTCGGCGCCGAAGCTCGGGGAGCCGGCACACTTCGCTCGCGACCGAGAGACTGCGGCAGGGTTTGCGGCTCAAGGCGGAGGGGAGCCGCGGGAGTTCAGGTTGCGTCTCGACCCGGATGCAACGCTCTCCAATGCGCGCCCGGTGACTGCCCGACAGTTCCAGCGGGTGCTTGATGCGTTGCACCAGGACAACCCGAAAGCGGCCCTCGACCTCGCCGACATGGTGGCGACGGGTCGCAATCTCGACTGGTGGCGTGTATTCGCGCAGCGGATGCCGGATCACCCCGTCTTCGAGGCCCCGCATCTGCGCCAGATCATTGACCGTAACTCGGCGGGCGCCGAGGCTCTCTACAAGAGGGCAGGGATCACGGCCATCGACACGGGGGCTGGTGACGTTCGGATGCTGACGGGAGACGGCATCCGTCTTGCCGGCGCGGCCTTCGACCCGGCGAAGGCGTCGAGCCGCAACCTGATGGCTGGGGTCGGCGGGGCCGGGATTGGCTACGGGCTCGCCCGCCGACCGGAAGCCGACTACTGATCCCAGGTTGGCGACACGTCGGGCTCGAAGGCCGCACCGTACTTGCGGAGATGGTGAACGCAATAGCGCCACCACGTGCGTTGCGCGACGGTCGATCCGTGGATGCGCTCGGCGGCGGCGACGTCGAATGGATTGAACCCTTGCGGGCAAGTTTCACGAATGACGGCGGCCGCGGCGTCGCGCCAAAGCTGCTCGTCGGCTTCGAGACGGGCGCGATCGATGTCGATCTGTCGGCCGGACGACGCGGCAATGTAGGTGTGAAACATGGTCGTTCCTCATGCTTTCGCGGGCCAGTCCGTGGGCCTGTATCCAGCGAGGTAGGCATTGACGAGGCGCCGTTGAGGCTCTCGGATGCGCTTGCGTCCGACCTCGAGATCGTACTGCATCTGCCGACGCTGCACGCCCTCGTAGCCGAGCATCGTTGCCATCTGTTCGAGAGTAAGCCCGAGACGCTCGCGCGCTCGGGCCAGTTGGTGCGGGGTCATGCGATCAACCGTTGCCGCCGGAGCTGATCATCTGAACGTCGGCGGTCGGCTCGCCAAGCCACTTCGGGTCGCCGTCGAATTCCTCGACGCGGTGCGAGTCGAAGCTGTACGTGTACTCACTGCGCTCGCTGACCGGGTCGTCGTCTTCGAGTTGCCGCGTCTGCTCCCACTCATATTCCTCGTGAGCGATAGAGGCAGGATTGGAGAGGCGCGCGCGGAACTTCGCCGCGGCGTCTGCCTCGCTATCCGCGAGAACAACAAGCCGCTGGAAAAACCACTTGTTGCTGGCGATCACTTCGTATGCGGTCATGGTCTTCGTCCTTTCGGGTTGGCGCATTGCCGTTGTCGATGATCACAATATAGCGCTTCGTGTCGCGTATGTCAACTGGCATACAGCCACGATTTCGTGATCAGCCGCGAGTAATCGGACGTATGTCAAGCGGCATACCGCAACAAGAACGTGAACTCAACAGGGAGACCCCATGCTTTGGCTCATCGCCAGCCCCGCCCGAGCAGCCGCGCTCGGGACGGGGCTCGTTGCCGTGCTCGCGGTCGTCGGCGTGCTCTGGCTCCGTGCCGACGCACGGCACGAGGCCGAGGCCCAATGCGACAATCATCAGCGGATGATCGCGCTCGCGCGGGAGAAGGCCGACCTTGCCGCGGCGAACGCCGCCCTCGCCAACGACAACCGCGCCCGGGAAGCGGAGATCGCCGAACGCGATCGTGCCGCCCAGGACGCTCGCCGCAAAATCGAATCCATCGAGGCCAAGAATGCTGAGCTGCTCGACGACCTCGCGAAACGCCCGGATGCGGCTGATCCGCTCTGGCGTGCCGATGATCCTCTGTTTCGTGCTCGCCGGCTGCGGGACCGCGGCGCAAGCGCCAGTGGCGCCAGTGGCGGCGGCGGTCGCTGACGAGGCGACGATCCTCTCCCGAATCCGGGAGCGGTGTCCGCCCATGAGCGCGGCCGATCGCGCGGAAGGGGACAGGGTCACAGCGCGCCCGAAGCCGACGGTGGTCGACCGAGACGGCACGCCAGCGGTGTCGCGAGATCATGGTCGGCGCTACGTCCTGGCCTTGGAAGCTTCGGAGGACCGGAAGTCAGACGTCATCGAGCGGGCAGGATCGGCGATGGATCGGTGCAGAGGGGACGTGCAGGCGCAGTCGTGAGCCTTAGGCGCGGATTCGAATGCGGGGGTCGGGGCGTGGCCGTTCTCCTACTTGTCGGATAGGTGTGACGCTAGGGAAGCGACCAGCGACACGAGCAGACCAATCCCAACCAGGACCGCCGCGCCAAATTCATGCACTGGCGCCACCAGACCAAACGACCACCCCCAAGCAAACGCCGTGTGCCCCGCCAGCAGAAGGAAAAAGAGTCTGGTTCTCGCGGACATGCGGCCTCCTGTTGACTATGGGTTTCGCTCGAATTGGGCGACAAGATCGCAGAGGCTGGCCTGCCGCGCGGCACCATTGCCGTAGATGCACGAAGCCAAGCTCGCGGGATCGAGCAAGGTGATGGCTTTGAGCGCGGCGTATCCGATCTGGAAACGAAATCGCCTCAAGACGTCGTCGCCAGGATCTGTACGGTCAAGGACATCCGTTGGCTTGGTCATGCCTGCTCGAACCCCTGGGTCGTAAACTTCAGGGTGCGGCTGTTCTCGGTGACAGTGCGAACGACATTGTCCGGCGCGCCTTGCGGAATGCTGGCTTCGATTTCAAGTGTGATTTTGACCTCAGAGCCGACCAGGCCAGAGAGATGAGCAATGACCTCGTCAGTAATTCGGGACGCGTCGCGACCGGCGCGGGCAGGATCGAGGGAGACGGTACCGTAGAAGCGCGTGAGTTTTGGTGCGCTTTCCGGCCGGTTACCGGCACCAGGAGTTAGGTCTGTTGGCTTTGGTCCGGGACCCGGCGAGCCAGGTACGGCGGTGCCGGGCTCGCTGGATTTGGTCTCAAGATCGTTCTGTGTTTTCGCAGGTGCTGGATGCACGAGCAGGCCAGTGAGATCGTTTTCAGTGACGTTCACCATCTGCCCGCAGCGCAGGCCGCGGTAGCGACCGGCCTTGTCGTCAAAACCATCCGCGTAGGCGAAGGAGTCCTTGTCCCAGGTGAGCAGTCGCAGTCCTTCACGGATGGCCTCAAGAAGGACGGCTGTGCTCCGCAGACGTGGCAGATACAGATAGCGCGCGAAGTCTTCGACCAGCTGCTTGATCGGCACATGCTGGCCGCGCCAAAGTGGAACGCGGTCAAGCTCCATCTTGAGGCGGCTCGACGACAAGCCGGCGAACAGCAGCTCGTCACTCTTGAGCTTCTTGCTTGCGCGCACCGCGAGCTGATCTTGTCCATTCAATCTGGATGCTTCCCATTTGACGGGATCGGCGGCGCTGTTCTGCACGGGGACTAGAAGCCATTGATAGGCCTCCGGAAGGCGCGCCTTGACGACGCTGTCGGTGCTCTCCTTCTGAGAGTTCGCCTGTCGCTTCTGGTGATCGGTCAGATTCAGCACACCAGCATCGTCGAGGATCGTCTCCCAAGCGATGAAACGGCGCACGGCCTCGTCGAGATCCTGCAGTCTGATTTTGTCGACAGCCAGGAATGCGAGGGAGTTCTGGTAAAGACGGGGTGTATTGCCTCTCGAAGAGAGGATTGCCTTGGCTTCGACCTCGGCGGCGTTGCCCGGTTCCTTGGAATAGGGGTGGTCGACCCCAAGCACTACGAGCCGTGCATCGAGGTCGTCTGGGACATCCTGGCCGGTGGCTGGCATGGGATGCACGCGCGAGAAGTCACCAACCTTCTTGAGGTCATCCCGCAGCCGCTTCTCGATCTCGGCAACGACTTTGTCGGGATCGGACTTGAGCTGCTCGGCGCGGTCCTCGGCGAGCTTGGTGACGGTCGGCTGGGTGGAGTACCAGTATCGGGCGGCATCGGCGTAGAGGTAGGTTGCTGCCGTCGACATGCGGCGGAGGGCGTCGCCGAACACTGCGGGCGATTCACCCGGCATGACGCAGCCGAGCTTCACACGTCGATCCTTGATACCGCGGTTCGCGGCCGTCACGGTCGGCGCGGAGCCCAAATAGATCGTGCGGGCGATGCGGCGGCAGGCGGCCACACGGCCGAGGTTCGGCACCTCGCCGTCGATCCGGCGGGGCAGTGAGTTCGGCCCGTCGACGTCCTTCTCCAAGACGGGCACCCAATTGTCCGAGAGGTAGCGGGTGAGCTCGAACTGCACGCGCGGCTCGTCGATGGCGATGTTGCAGGGCAGTATCAGCGGATTGCGGTCGCCGTTCTCCCAAAGCGAGTGGATGACGGATGCCATTAAGCGCAGCACGCCGCGCGTGCGCTGGAATTTCACGAGCGTCGACCAGTCGGAGTAGAGGCGGTCGAACAGCTCCGGATGAATGGGGTAGGCCGCCTTGAGCCGCTGCTCATAAATCGAGTCCCGGCACTCCGGCGGGAACTCCTGATGCTGCGTGCGGTAAAGGTTGGCGAATTCCTTGGCAACGGCATCGCGCGCGACGAACTGATCCTTGGTGATCAGCGGCTCGAACAGACGTCGCCGCACGATTTCGAAGCCCTCGTCCGCACTGGCAGGACGCCAGGACGCTTCAACACGCCCGACGGCATTGCGGAGGCGATCCAGCGCCGCGCGACCACGTTCGCCGCCGACCTCCACGTCATCGGCCTGGGTATGGGGGGAGCCGGACGTATCGGACGCGGGCAAGCTGATGACAAGAAGACAGTGCTTGGCAAGCTTGGCGGACTCGGTCAGCGCTTGCGCAAACGTGAAGTGCGTCTCGAATGGACCGCCGGGCAGATCCCCCTGATCGTGCAGTTGGCGAGCATAGGCCACCCATTCGTCGATGAGGATCAGGGCCGGCCCGCAGTCGTTGAACAGCTCGCGTAGAGAGTCGCCCGGGCTGGTGGCTTTCTCGTCGTCCGCACGTATGCGCTCAAAGGCTTTCTTTCCGCCAAGCTGCCAAGCAAGCTCGCCCCAGAGCGTGCGCACGACAGTGCCGTCTGGCTTCTTCGATGGGTTGCCGGGGGAGATCTTATTGCCGACGAGAACGACGCGCTTCACCTTCGGCAACGATGAGACGCCGGTATTCTTCATCACCTCCTCGAGCCCGAGTAGGTCCTTGGTCGGCGTGCCAGAGAAAAGGTGGTAGAGCGCCAGCATCGAATGGGTCTTGCCGCCGCCGAAGTTGGTCTGCAGCTGCACGACCGGATCGCCGTGGTTCTTGGCGAGGCGGTTAATTGCGCCGATGAGGAGACCCTTGAGGCTTTCAGTCAGGTAGGTGCGGCGGAAGAATTCAGCCGGGTTGCGGTATTCATCCGAGCCTTCGCCCAGGTGCACCTGCCAGAGATCCGCGGCGAATTCGGCCTGCTGGTAGCGGCCACTGGCGACGTCCTTGTGCGGCGCCACGACATCGCGCCACGGCTTCATGCCAGCGATTGTCTGGCCTTCGATGATCGTGCCCCCGGCCTTCCGCTTTTCAGTGCGAACCTGCTCGTCGAAGCGGACGCGCAGCAGCTCGTTCTTCAGCTTGTCGATCTCCTCGGCCTGCGGCGAGGAGACGGCGAGCAGCAGCCGCTGCGCCGTATCGAGCGCGCGATAGGCATCGTCAGTGGAGAACGGCTTCTGGTGCGCCCACTTGTTGCGGGTGTCGCGCAGCTCGAAAACCATGCTGCGATCGGAATTGCCGAGTGTGCGGCGGAATACATCGTCCCATGTCTTTAGGATGACGGCGAATAGCCCCGCGGCATCCCATTCTGGTGCCGTTGGCGTGCCGGCGATCTGCAGTTTGTTGTCGGAGAGGGCGAGCTTCACCTCCTGGAACCAGTTGTTTCGGTAGAATGCCTTCAACTCGCGCTCGGCGTAGGAAGCTAGGCCATCGGTGAGGAGGCCTAGCATCTTGCCGACACGCTCGTGATTGGTGAGTGCCATGTGTCGTTCCCCCTCAGATCAGCTCGCCTTGCGTGGGCGCGGTATCGACGCGCACCTCTTTCGACAGGCGTTGGATTTCCGGCCAGCTCTGCACGAGCCCGTTGTAGGATAGCGCCTCGCCCGCGCGCTTCTTGCGTTCGGCGACGACGTAGAGCCGGTAGGCAAGCTCGCGCGCGACTTCCGCCTTGCTGCCGAGCTTTGCAACAAGGACCGCCGCAGCGCTTTCGCCGCCTGCCTCGAGAAGGCGGATCAGATGATGCACCATCTCCCAGGTGGTGAGGCGCTTGTCTGTGGCAGGGTCCCAGTCCGCTGGCAGCTCGGACGGCTTGAACAGACGGACCTTGCCGCGCTTGGATTCCAAGATGCCGTCATCAGCAAGGGCGCTGATGGCAATGTTTTTGGCTTTGGCAAGAGTCTCCGCAACGCCAAACTCGCCCTCAGTGAAGCCGTTCTGCTCGAACCAGGCGAGCGCCCAGCGGGTGTCGCCGTCGAAGTCGCCTTCCTGCTCGGCCAGCGCTTCATCAAGCACGTCGTTGATGGCGGCGAGCGCTTCGCGCACGGTCACGTCCTTGCCCGTGACGCTATCGAGTACCTTTTCGTAGCGGGTGAAGACGGCCATGCCAGGGCCGATGGCTGCTTGGGCGAGATCAACGGGCGCGATGTTTCCGGCTTGGAGATGAGCAA